AATAGGTGATATTGCCTATATGAACATTCTTTTAAAAAGACTATTTAGAAGAGAGATATTAATCGATAACCAATCAATTGGACAGCGTGGCGTGTCCTTAACTTACTAGGAGGAGCTATGGAGCGAGTAATAAAAGCCTTAGGTAAACTAAGGGATGAGTTAGTATCATCAGCAAAATACACTACAATACCAGACCACTACGATGGCGGCGGAGCTTTAGAACGAGCTGTTGCTCACGCCAAAGTAGAGGTATTAGACACAGTAGCTGATGCAGTAAATGACACTATTAATCAATTAGTAAAGGAGCTAGAAAACAATGGAAAATAATACATATGAACCAGAATGGTTTGATGAAAAAATAAGTTATGGAAGATGTAGTACATACAGACAAATATTTGATAAGTTCGCTGTGTGTGCTATGACTATAAGCACTGGGTATGACTCTGATGAGACTACTGGAGACATACTAGCAACATTTCACAATAAAGTTACATCACCAGAGCAATACAAATTAGATGATGTGGTAAGAGATGGTGTTAAGTATGGATGGGAAGACCAAGAGATACAAAGTAGAATAAAGTCTGGCAAGAAGCTACTTAAAAAGCAATCTAAGCTAGTGAGCGACAAGAACCACGAAATAGATAGAGCTACTTGGAAAAAGGTTGGTGAGCTACTAGCCCACGATATTGAGTCTTCTTATAAAGATAAAAAGCCATCTATGTTTACTATCTTAAGAGACTTAAGGGTTGCTGCTGCCAAAGCTTTAGCGACTTGTAACAACTCTATAGAAAGCATAATCAATCCAGTCATTTTACAGAAAACTAATATAAAATGGTTTGCTAAAAGAGACTTGGCTGATTACTGGGCTGTAGATACTGAAAAGACACACCTAGAGAAACTTGTAGATGACTTAGATACCATTCTGTCTTTATTCTATCCTATAGCTTGTAGAAGTTTATTATGTGAGGGAAGGTCTTATGAGTATAGTTTCCCAGCAGATAATAGACACGACAGTAGGACTGCAAACAGAGCTAAGAGTATGCTTAAGACTTGCGGAATTAATGAAGAGAGTACTTACTGGGATTTAATCAAAGCTATATTAAGGACTGTTGGTACTTGGATGGATGAGCATCAAAGAAAATATGAAGAAAAGCTAAGGTCTAGTGTTAACAGTCAATTTAATGTTAGCACCAATGGTATTAGCAACTTCTTTGATTCAATGGATGATGTCGCTGAATCTTATGCCCAAGGTGGTGTGATTTGGCTGCTTAACCTATGTAACAGTGATGTATATGGGTTAAAGAACAACTGCTCGCTTGGTAAGGTTGAGTTAAGTAAAAACCTTATGAAGTGGAGAAGAGGAATCAACTTACAAGAGCTATATAATAAAGAAGAAGAGGAGGTAGCATAATGGCTTTAGAATCTCAAGACATAACTTGTCAACCAGATAGTAATAGAGAAACTATGGAAGAGGTGCTTGATGCTTTCTTTAATGGCATTGCAAACAAATACTCTGACAGAGCTTTAGATAAAGGAATGGCACACAAGATTCAAGCAAACAAGACTAAGGTGTGGCGTGAATATCAAAGCGAAGGTAGGTGGGCTTGCGATGTTGAGTTTATGTTTTATGCTGATGGCAAAACATTTTATGTTGGCGGCACTAGACATATATATGAAATATCAGAAGAGCAGAAGCACGAAGATTGGGGCTGGATGGATGGCCACAACTGGCATTGTACTTTTAAGGAAGCTACTAAAGAAGAGTATGATGAGGATGTTAAAATTATGAAAAAATATGGAGACACCCCTTATGGTAACTGTATTGATAATTTTGATTATCCTTGGGATGCCACTCAAGAGTTTCAAAAAGGGTTGAGCTGGAGCGGTGAGAGTATAAGAGGTAGCTGGTTAAAGGAGGTTAGCAATGGGTAGAATGAAAGACGCAGCAGAAGACTGGTTAGACTCTTATGGATACGCACAAGGGTTTGACCACGACAACATCCCATCAATGTCTGATTGGGACTTCGTAAAAGGTAGTAATATAGATGCATATGACTACTATACTAATCACTTAAACAAGGAGAACAAATGAGTCTAATATTTCCAAATAGAATGTCGTTTAAAACAAAAGCTATAACTTGCATACAATGGTTTGCTCTGGTGTCAATAAACATCATAGGAGTGACTATATTAATAATGCTTCTTAAGATGGCTATAACAATGGTCTTGTCTTAATGAAAAGGGATGCAGTTATAAAGTACTTGAAAGAAAATTTCAAGGCATCAGAGAGTATATCAATAGCCACTACATTTTGTTGTAAAGATGCTGAGTGGCTGTTGGTAAATCATAGAGATACGCATTTCAAGGGTTATAATAAGAAACTCACACTCAAACAAAAAACTGACATCATTGAGCTTTTTAATAAAAGGTTTGATGCATCAATAGGAGCTTCGTGGGATTCTTTACTCTGGACAATGGTAGAGTATCTTAAACCAGTAATAGAGCAATCAGAAAAAGTAATTAACATTAATAATAACAACAAGGAGAAATAGCCTTATGAAAAGAGGAACAAAAGCACATCACAATCCAAATAGTAAATCAACAAAAATACTAAAGCACTTATTAAATGGCAATTCGCTTACAAGCGTTGATGCTTTTATTAATTTCAACACTACTAGATTATCAGCGGTAATTAAGTGTTTTAGAGACTTAGGTTATATAATAGAGACCAACTATAAGCCTAACTCTAAACTTGGTATATATAGTATGAATCCAAATGATGATGGAGTTAACTGTCTGTTATGGGAAAAAAGGTATCACCAATCTAAGTCTGTAAAAGCTAAGGTGGTAGCATAATGATAATACTCGTAAAACCAAAAACAAATGGTGCATCTGGAGTTACAATAACCTATAAACAATACTTTCAAGAGAATGAGCTGCTACCTTGCGGCTCAACTCTTAACTGGGATGATATTGTTGATAATATAAAAGATGTAAAGGTTCGCACTAAAGTTGTTATGAGCGGCTGCCTTATGGGAGGTGAATACCCAGATGATACACCTATTACAGAAAAGGAGGGTGATGATGGAGAATGGAGATAAAACCAACATCAACATAAGAGGTATTGATAGGGAGCTTTATACTCATTTTAAAGCTGCAATATATACACAAGGTTTTAGGAGTGTAAAAGATGCGGTAATTACTATGATGCAAGCTACTATATCAGCTTCTAAGAAAAGCCAATAACAGTACAGTCTGAGATTAATTCCATATATTCATCATCGATGAAGTCAGATAATATAACAAGAGGTAGGTTTGTAGATTCTTCAATCTCGCCCAAGTTATCATATATAACATTTGAATTATCTACTTTTTCTATGTTTTCATATATGGACACAATTTCATTAGTCTTATCGTTATAAACTATTTCAAGAGTGTATATTTTCTTGCCTTTTGTCATAGATAAATATAAGAAACAATATCATTCTTTAGAACTCTTAACTTGTAAAATATATTTTACATTAGTAATTTAAGGGTATGGACACAGATAAAATAAAACAGTATCTCGTCAAGAATGGTATAAAACAGAGTTGGTTAGCTAAAAGACTAAGCATCTCAGACACCTATCTCTCTCTTATACTCTCTGGAGACAGAGTACCGCCAGAGTGGTTTGAGAGTGATATAACTAATATACTAAATAAACAAGGAGACCAGTATGAGTAAATCTATTACTTATAAATCAGTGTGGGAAACGCTATCCCAATATGATGTTAACGAGCATACAGAAAAAAGAGGTAGTAAAGGTGGTTTTCAAGCTACATACTTATCTTGGGCTTGGGCTTGGGGAATTATGATGAAACATTACCCTCAAATGCAAGTGAATTTCACTCAGTATGCAGTTAGCGAAAATACCGAAGAGATGACAGATATTCTTATGTATGAGAATAGAACTTGTCAAGTTGAGTGTACAGTTAAAATAGATGATGTACATAGGACTATGTGGCTGCCAGTTATGGATAACACCCATAAGGCTGTTGTTAGCCCATCATCTACTCAAATAAATACAGCAAAAATGAGATGTATGACTAAATGTTTTGCACTTCTAGGATTAGGTCATTACATATTTGCTGGTGAGGATATTCCACCTTTAGAGGAGGATAAGCCAAAAGAAACTAAAAAGGCGGCAGCCAAACCTAAGCCTAAAGCTAAACCTAAGGCTATGATTAATGAAACAACACCACATCACGAAATAAAACCTAAGGATGGTATTAGTAATACCCAGTTAGGTAATATAATGACTGAGGTTCTTGATGATGTTGCTGCCAGAGACGATAAAGATATGATGCTTAGGTTCTTAAATGAACAAAAAAGCAACCCAGTCTTTAATAAAGAAAATCAAGCAGCTATAGCTAAGTTTACTGAAGCTGTGAATGATAGTACGCCAATTGCTGTAGTTGAGCAGTGGTATGAGAGAGTTAAAGGCCTAACAGATAAAGGAGATAAATAATGGCAATATTGCGTTTCGATGACCCAAGAACAGTTGTTCTTAAGTATGATGACGGTAAGTCCGTTGATGGTAAATATGGTACCCAGTATATGTGGGGTGTGGAGCCGGATGATGTGTTTTATGCAACACCAGCTCTAAATGCTCTAATAATGGCAAGTAATGTCAAAGCTGGAGACAGAGTTACTATCGCTAAACAATCTAAAGAGGATATAAATGGCAATAACATTATATTCTTTACTGTGAATGGAAAATCTATGGATGATATACAAAGTGGTAAAAGTGTAGAATCTATGGAGTTACCAGAAGCACTTCAAGAGCAACCACCGGCTGTACCAGACTTTTTAAATGATACAGCTCAAGATAATTCTAGCAGCAGACTTGATGATTTAGAAGCTAGGATTAAGAAACTTGAAGATAACTATAACCCAATACCAGAATAGGAGGATAAATATGCAACACTGTAAGAAGAGATTTACTGATACTAAAAAGTGGGAGAAAGAATGGTTTCTTTCCTTACCTCTTCAAGATAAAATAGTGTGGCTTTATTTACTCGATTCTTGTGATGAGTGTGGTCTATGGAATGTCAACTGGAGACTATGTTCAATATTGACTGGTGTAGAGTTAACCTCTGCACCAGATTCAATAAAGCGTCAACTAATAGAAACTAATCACGAAAAAGTAATGTATATAAAGGACTTTATGGATTTCCAATATGGATTACAATATATGGAAAAAAAGAGTCCTATGATAACTAAGTGTGTTAAGAAACTAATTAGTTATGGCGTAATTGAACAGTCTGATTTTGATACTGCACAATCATTAGATGAGGGTGATGCCACTGTGGCAACCACTGTGCAAGTAAAAGATAAAGATAAAGTTAAAGATAAAGTAAAAGTAGTTAAAGAAGATACTAAATCTCTTAAGAGTATAGATGATAAGTATCTAGATGAATTACAGCTTCTTAATATGAGTGTAGATGTTAAAGTAGAGTTTCAGAAATTTACTGATTATTTACAAGCTAATGGGAAGAGGTATAAAGACTATCGAGCAGCTTTTAGAAACTGGCTAAAAAGCGAGTTTACCCCTAAGACTGATGAGGTTAGAAAAAGGATGAATAGGGAGAGAGAAGAAAAAGAAGCTAAACAGCGAGATAGAGAAGTTGAAGAAGCTAGAAAACGTGGCGAATATGAGGTTCCAGCGGAGTTTACAAACTTTGTTAAGAACTTTGGTAATCGCAGAAAAATAACTAACGAGGAAACATCGGATGGAAAAGCGTCTTGAAATAGATACGTTACTACGATTCTTAGAACATAGTGGGTGTAGATTGTATTTTGCACCAGCACCTTTTATAGTACAAAGCAGAACCGCAACAATCAATGATTGCAGCGATAGCCTTGTAGCTGAAAAGGTTAAAGACTATAATGAGTTCGTAGGCAGAGACCCTCTGACTGAATTTAACGAGCAAGGTTAGATGGTAGAATAATGATTGTAATGAAGCCCCTTTTAGGGTAACCTTCAAAGCTTTCATTAATCTTATCTGCAGAACCAGAGCGCAAATTGCCACCTTGCTTTGAGTGGGGTATCTTCTGCGCAGAGGATACCTCGCTCTAAAAATTAACCTAAATAAGGAGACCATAATGATAAATCCAATAGAGATTTACAATAACTATTTGATTAAAAAAGATGCTGAAAATCAGATAGAGAGAGCTAAAGATAACTCAGACAAAATGGACGCAAGTTCAGCTGGTCTGTGTATGAGAAAACATTATTTTAAGGTAAATGGTGCTGACAAAAAACCTACAGATGTAGATTCATTAAGACTTATGAGATTAGGCACAATTGTGGGTAATGAATTAGAGAAAGTAATGAACGATGCTTTAGCTGGTGATATGTCAATCAATTACTATCAAGAGCTTTTACTAAAATCTAAAAAGATGAATGTTGGCGGCCATCTAGACTTTATGATAGTTGAAGATGGTAAGGCTGCTGTGTATGACTGGAAGACATCTAAGGCTTTTAAATATAGAGGTATTAAAAAAGGTACTTCAACAGCACCAAATTATGAAATGCAAGTTGCCACCTATGGCTTAATGGCTATAGAAAATGGTTTGTGTGACAGTGTGGAATATTTAGCTCTTGTGTATTACAATAAAGATACATCAGAAATGTATGAGCAAAAAGTTCCTCTTTCAGCAATGAAACAAGCTGAAGCTTATTGGGCTGAGGTTATGGTTCATAGTAAGGACTTAACAGAAGAACCACCAGAAATGGTTGGTAAAGTTCCAGTATATAAATGGGAATGTGGCAAATATTGCAACTATTCTGAGATATGTACTGCTGCTGCCAATCTTGCAAAATAATTAAAATGGAGGTAAATTAAGTAATGAGAAAAGACGTATTTCCAATGACTCACGAGTTAAGACATATATTTATCACTGGAGACAAAAAAGTGTTTTTAGATAGAAAAGAAGCTAAAGCCCATCAAAAAAAGTTAGAAGAAGAAGCGGCTATGCTAGATGGGCTGGAGGACTTACCATCGATATAGATATGAAGGACATTATTATTAATGGTAACCCAGAAGCTCAAAAGCGTCATAGGCATATTGGGAAGTTTGTTAGGGTGTATGACCCAAGTTCAAAAGATAAGAAAGCGTTTGCAAAAGAAGTAGGTGTAAAATGGAAGAAAAAGCCCTTAAAAGGCAACATTGTTCTTTTTTTGACATATCATATGCCCAGACCCAAAAAACACTTTAGAACTGGTAAATTTTCTCATTTATTAAAAAAAGATGCACCAGAGTATCACAATGTCAAGCCGGATATAGATAACTTAATAAAGCTTACAATGGATGCTTGTACTAATGTTTTATGGGAAGACGATTGTGTTATAGTTGGAATTGTAGCAAGAAAACTGTATAGTAAAAAACCAAGGACTGAAATAAGTTTTTGTTTAGAGGAGGAATTATAATGGGTGTAAAAAATTACGGAGGAGCTTTAAAAGTCTCTGATATAAATAGAAAGATAGAAACGCCTTTAGATAAAGTTCTTCCATTTAAATGTCCAATTGGTCATATCAACTATCAAGATACTTGTGCATCTTGCCGCACTATTTATGAGACTTATAGGAGGAGCTATAATGCCAAGTAAAGATTATAACAAAAAGCAGTGGAATAAAAAAGTTGAAAGGATTAATAAAGCCACTGCAGATGGTAAGTGTTGGTGGCTGCACCAAATGTTAATGGCATATTTACAAGAAAGACCTAATGGGCGGCTTTGAGGTTTTATTTGAAGCTTAGTGATTTCCCTCAGTCGGAAAAGTCGCCCTAAAGGATTAAATGAATCCAGAAGAAAAAATAAGAAAATACTTTAGAGAACAGAGAATCAAAAAAGGAGAACCTATGCGTTTAAAAGATATGGCTTTTGAATGTAAAAAATGTGGTGTATATTTTACACCCAACGCTGATAGGGCAAAGCACTTAATGACCACCTACAGTGTTATTAATAAATGTAGACAGTGTGAAAAAGGAGGCTAGATGAGCAAATTCTTAGTTAGCTGGTCTGGTATGTTAAAAGGTTCTAAAGAGCCTTTACCACTACGACCATTCGATACAAGGCTTGAAGCAGAAGCTTATAGACTTGGCTGCGCCGATGTTGTGTGCATCTTGCAGCAAAACCAATTAGAGCTTTCTGATGTTATAAAAGACTTTATAATAACTGAAGGCGAGAATTAGTGGATTTAAAAAAAGAGACCAAAGAATATTTGTCTTTTGTAAGGTCACATCCTTGCTTAGTTTGTAATGAAAGTTCAGTTGACGCTGACCACCTACAAGCACGAGGTATGGGTGGGCGAAAAAATAAGGGAACTCATACTGGTAGTTTAATTGACTTCAGCACAGTTCCCTTATGTCGCATTCATCACACAGAAAGACATTCAATCGGAACAACCAAATTTCAAGAAAAGTATAATATAAACCTTTGGAGAGAAGCCTTTATGCTTATTCGTGACTGGTATGTTCTATAAACTACTTTAGGCAATAGGAGCAGTCCTTGCTCAGTGGATGGTGCAGCGGACATAAAATCAAACCACACTATTGCCTAAAAAACCTAAGGAGCTAAATGAAACCAAATGAAGAAGAGATTTTAAACAGACTAAACCAGTATGGTATTGGTCTGGTATGGGATGATTACCAGTATAATAGATTTGATGCAGAAAACAGCAATATGATTGTTGAAATTAAAGATAGAAATAGCTTTTACAATGACACTATGATAGAATTTGAAAAGTTTAGCTATAACTTATTATATTCACAGCTCGTAAATAAGATGTTTATATATGCAGTTAGGATGGATGGGTACATATATCTTTTTAATATCAACAGACTTTATAATGTTGGTTATGATTTTAAATGGGAATGGAAATTAATAGAAGCAACCACACACTTTGAAAGAAGAGATTTAGTTAAAAAGTTTGTAGGCTATATTGATTTAAAGTTGGGGGACAAAATAAATGCTAAATGATGATATGAAAGTCAAAACCAAGTCTTTTAGGGGCTTTATTAATAAAAAGACTAATGTCCTTAGGTTATCTAATAGAGACTCGTTTAATGAGTTTTTAAGCACACTAAGCGGAGAAGTTGAGCTTACTGTTTCAGAGGTATGTTCTAGAACACACTTTCAAAATAATTATTATTGGAAAGTTGTTATAGGCGTTTTAATAAGCACAGACCCTTTAATTGGTCACACTAAAGATGAGATGCACGAAATTTTAAAAAATGAATTTAAAGTAGAATCTACAAGTAAGCTAAATGTTTACGAGTTTAGAGACTATATAGATAGAATTATTCGCTGGGCTGCAGTAACTTGGGAAATACGGATACCAGAACCAGACGAAGAAGATTAAACTCTACATCGATATTCTTTTAGCTCCGAATATCAGTAGAGCGAAGCCCTTGGGGATGGTGGAGCGGTTGGTCACCCTCCCCCCTCAAGGCACAATTTAGAACAACCATTTAACTATATAATACCATATAGTTGCCCCAATTAAAAACATTGATAAGTATATAAACCAATTTGGTATGTTTGAAAATAATTCCATTGTTTTCTCCTCTATGATGATATTTATATATGTGGTTAGTAAGGGTTTAATTGTAATGGGGGCATCTTTTCAAATTCATCTATCCATCTTTTGCCATCATCCTCAATCTCTGGGTCATATCCAGCACCAGTAAAACCGTGTTGAACCATTTGTGTTGTAGTCCTATCTATTTCTTCTGGGTCATATTCATTAAGCCAAACATCTACAAGGTCTCTTAATGGAGAGACTTTTTTAACGCCTAAGGCATTTTCCATTTGCCAAGTTATAAACCTATAAAATACAACTGTTTGTTTTGATACTCCATCAGTGTGAGCTGCTAACATTTGTGCTGCCCTAGCCATAAGCTCATCTCCATATTTTTCATCACCATCTATATATGCAGACCAAGCTTCTCCCAGTTTACCGACAGCTGGCTTCGTTCCATACAGCCAATCTGCACCAGCAAATGCAAGTCCTCCGACCTCAAATCCTAGAACATCACTAATAAAATCATAGCCCCATCCGCCACCACTTGGTTTGGAGCCATATATATAGTTTAATGTTTTTTCTATTCCCCACATAATAGCCAGTCTTCCCATAACACCTTTTAGACCACCCCACATTTCGCTCATATTACCTCTATAAGCACCTCTATAAACTTTCCAAGCATCTTTAGCAACTTGTGCTATTAATCTAACTGGGTATGTTGTTGCTCTAAACACTCCTCTACCAAATGTTCCAGATTGTTCGTGTATTGACCTATCCATTGCATTATATCTCCAGTTAACAGCTGGCCCACTCATATGTTCTGCTATTCTTAAAGCAACATATCTTTGTGCTGCAACATCGCCATTTAGAGCCATTTGTATTTCTGGTCTTAAAATATCTTTTAAACTTTCATAGTCACCTACTTTATTCCAATACAATTTGTTTTTTATAGAATTAAAATCTTTGCCAGTTTTAGATGCGGTTTCTAATGTTTTTAATATATCATCAACCATAGGATTAAATATAGCCCACCTATTACTAGCATCAGTCCATTTATAAGTATCTATAAGACCTCTAAAAGCTTTATTCATACCAAAAGGAAGCTTGTCTATAATAGGCATATGAGTCGACATTAAAAAATCATCTGCCAAGCTAGTATTTGCTGATACCATTGAATTAAAATGATTAGTTTTCCAAGATGGAGCATTCATATAATCAGAGGATTTAGTTACATTTAAGCTTCCACGACCCGGTCTATAAATATCTATTTTTCCACCTTTTGGCATAGGTATTCCACCTATTTTTTTAGGAAAGAATGTATTTCTCATCATAGAGCCTAGCATTTTAGGCATATTAACACCACTTGTGTAAGGTAATAATGTTAGTCTCTGAAAAAGGTTTCTACCCCATTTAGATGGAAGAGTTAAAGCAGCTTTCATAACGTGGCCAACCCACTTAGAACTCATTTCTGCCATTGAGCTAGTATCTAATGGTCTGTTCATAGAATCTATTGATAGCAGCATATCGTTTGAAACTTCAGCTGGTAATCCAGTGTTTACTATATTAGCTAACCTTGTAATAGGTTCATCCATATAAAATATTTTGGCATCTGCTCTTACCTTTCTAATAAAAGCCTTTATAGCATCTTTATTCATATCTGCATTACTATCTTTTGGTTTTAAAGTTTGTTTGCCAATATTAAGATTGTACATTTGTGATGAATTGTTATAGTCTATAGCTTCAGAAAAATCTGGCATATAATTTTTTTCTATAACCAAGCCTTTAACATCATCTAATGCAGCTATTAATGCAGCATTTCCTTGTGCCTCATATATTGCCTTAAGGTTTAATAAATCTTTTTTATCAACGCCCGGCAAACCCTTGTTTGATTCTCCAGACTTGTTATACCAATTCATAAAACGATTTAATTTAAAAATCTTTTGTGTTACTGGGTCATTATAATAACCTTGTATATGATTTAATAAATCTTGTTCTAGTTGCGTTAAGTCAGCTAAAGCATCTGGGTCACCTTTACCAGCTCTATGTATTTTAACTCTTGATGATAATGGCATAGCTTTATCTAAATCTATTTGTCCAGTAGCTCTTTTTATTATTTCTATTAAAGGACGCATATGTTGGTCTATATAACCTTCAGTGTTACCAACTGCTATTCTAACATCTTCATAAGCATCATATACTGGAGCGCCAGTTTTTTGCTGTATTAAATCTGCAAAATCTTCTGTATTTCCCATATTTCTAACAAATCTAGCATAAGCACCTTGTCTTATCTTACCAAGAGGCGCTCTTTGGTCTGCGTCTGCAATTAAGCCTTTGTCTGTTAACTCAAAAGTTCTGTGGTTAAGAACAGTCCTTCTTACAGCTAAATTGCCCATTTCTATTTGCAGATGTTCTTTAGGGCTTCTAGTTGTAGGAGTTGGGTATTGGTCTGCCGCTGGAATTAGCTTAGACATATCAACACCCCTATTTCTATTTTCAAATCTTCTTAACATTCTTATATATCCAGCAATTTTGTTATCTGCCTCTGGGTCTGTAGGTTTACCTTTTTTGTTTAAGTCTCCTAAACTGCTTACGCCTAGCAATTCTTTCTTAAGTACTGCTAATTGTTTAGCTGTAGTTCTTCCAGACTTTATTAAACTTCCCTCAATAACTTTTGCTCTAGCTAATTGTTTTTGAGTTTTATAAGCTAAATCTTTTTGTGATAAATTCTTTCTTCTAGCATCTTTAACTCTTTGTATATCACCCACAACTCTATCTTTGTTGCTTCCCCACCAAGTTTTCATAGAACTATAAACTTGCTTCCAAAAATTCTTAAGCTTATTGTATGCTTTTGGTATGACTCTCTTTCCTACCGTAACTGGCCCAAAATAATGCATAAATTTATCTAATGCTTTTTTAAAGTTTTTAGCTCCTATACCAAGTGTTTTGCCAAGTTTCTGTAAATGCTTAGGTAAATCTCTATATAGGAAAGTTGATGTGTCTATAAGAGCTTGTTTTAATAGTTTCATATTCTGCGGTGTGAAACCCATAAATCCAGCTTCAAACCCATCAGAAAGTATTTCCTCGTACTTATTAAGTTTTCTTCCATTTATTTTAGATAAAGGGCCTTCCATTTGTTTATTTAAAACGCCTAACTCTTTATCTAATTGTTTAGTAATTACTTTGTAATCTTTGATTGCATCATCGAGAATGTCCATTCTGGATTTGTATCTAGACCTAGCTCCTTCAATAAGCTTTCTGGGTCTGGCCTTGATGTCTTTGATGTAGTTTTCGATTGGTTTTTTCCCTTTGATTGCTGTACTGATGAGTCCAACTCTTGGGGGTTTTGTTGTTCCATCGATGAGTTTGTCTCTAACTCCGATGGCAAGTTCTTCTGCGATGGCATTTTTCATCCTCCTTATATTTGTATTGTATTCTTTATCAACAGCTAATACACTTTTATATGTAGTTGGTATTAAGTTAACTCCTTCGTCAAAAATTTGTAGTCCGGCAGCCTCTAATTTGTCTGGGGATGGAAGTTTTCCGTCTGGATGGAAAGAAAACAAAGTTCCATTTGGTAGCTCTTGTTTATTAAACCCTAAACTTTGACCAGTTTTAGATTTGATAGCACCTAAAAGCATTTGTTCTTTTTGTATAGATATTCCTTTTTCTGGTGTAAACATTTGAAAAGACTCTGCTTTATTCCAAGCATCTGGGCCTATAAGTCTTTTAAATCTAGAAGCTCCACCAGCATCTTGTCCAGCAAATTTTCCTAATATTGACAGCAATCCTTCTGTTTGTATGTCATTTAATTCCAATGAAGCTCTACCAGTTGATTGTGACTCAGCTAAAGGGAATGTAATGTTTTGGTTAACTACTCCAGCCCAACCACCAGTATCATATGTAACTCTTGAAAGTTTAAATCTTTTTCCAACTATAGCATCTATCATTCTATTTAAAACAGATGGTTTGTATTTAGGTTGTTGCCCTAAAGCTCTTAAAGCTCTTTTATATGTAGCAATATAAGCTTCTTGCATCTTTGTTAATTGTTTAGCTTGGTTTATATCAATTGTAAATCCTAAAGCTTTAGCAATTTCACTAAAATTATCTTGAGCCAATTTGCCCTCTATAGTATTGTTTGTTGCAAATTCTATATTACCTTTTAAAGCTTTTTTATATTTGTACCCAGCTGGACTCAGAATTTTAGGTACATTAGGGTTTAGTAAAGTTTCTGTATCTAAATATCTTTGTCCAGTACTAGGGTCTTTAGGTAGCTTAATTCCATTACTTTCTAATACGTTAAATAAAGTTTCCATTCCTTGAGCATAATTATCTCCAATTTGTGAAACACCTTTATCATATCTTGTGTTTGTCCAACTTGCTGCTTGCAGTTGATATTCAGTCCAAGGTTCTTCTCCGGGTTTTAAGTCTTTATTTAGACGTTCAGCCATTTTAATTTCATTTAAAGATATTGCTTCATATAAAGATGCGTTTGTAGCTAAGTCAGATGGTTTAATTCCATACCTTGCTGCTACTTGTCTATCATTTACAGTAAGAGGTTTTTGACCAGTTATACCAGCTATATAATCAAATGTTTGTTGAAAGTTTCCTATTTTTGGTGTTTCAAAAGATTCACCTCTTAATACATCTGTTATAGGTTTAGGGTCTATTAATGATGTGTTTATAGGAGAGCCTTGCATATGCTCAGATAAGGTACTTATTGCCTTAACTAAATTTGGAAAAGGTTTTTCATTAACGCTAGTTGCAGAAACTAGACCGTGCAATTTACTTTTGTCGCTTTTATTGTCAAGCCTAACTTTATTATTAAAAGCATCTGTAGAAAGCTCATACCAAAACCTATCTTCATTTTTACCAGCTGTAAATGTTTCAACTTCTTTAGTTGTAGGAGCTTTAATAGATGATGGTATACCTTTTGTGTTTGCTTCCGCTAAAGATTCTACAAGCATTTTATCTAATTCTGGCTGTGGTATTGTTTGTTTTCTGCCTCTGCCAGAAGATTTTGTTATTGCAAATGATTCACCAGTTTCAGTTTTGTTTGGTGTTGTTATACCAGTAGCTCTTTTTGATTGCGGTATTCTTTTGTTCATACCTTCAGCTGTTCTGGTTTTAACAAAAGGTGCTTTAGATTTAACTACACCTCTTTTATCTCCACCTCTCATTGCTTTTGCTTGGTCTTTAATAGATAATGGTTTTCCATCTTTTCCAACCATTTCTACACTCATTCCAATTTTAGGATTTTTTAAATATTCCTTTAATCCCTCTTTCCCTTTTTTCCACCAATTCTTGAATTGTTTCCATACTTTCTTAAAAAAAGCTTTAGTTTTTTGTGGTGCTTTATTAGGGTCTTTAGTCCAGTCACGAAATTGTTGTTTAAAGTTTTCAGTAGTTACTCCTAGTTTGTCGGCTTGTTTTTGCATAGATTTGGGTAAATTGTCATAAGTGAATTTACCAGCATCTATTATACCTCTTCTTAATAACTTCATATTTTGAGGTGTAATACCCATCATTCCAGCTTCTAATCCACCCATTTCTCTAGTTATTTCTTCTACAGTTAAATTAGAGTGTAAATCAGTCTTTTGTTCTTTTGTTAGTGCTTTAACATCATCAACACCGTAATCTCTTTCTAATCTTTCATTTAAAGCCTTAGTGTTTTTCCCATATCTTTTGTTTATTAAATTTGGCAACTCGGTGTCAACCCTACTAGGTGTTCCTTTAGTTTGCGCTGCTTTTGGAGCAACTGTAGTTGTAGGTTTTGGAGCTAATGCTGCAGCTTTATTTTTAAAATACGAAGGGTTTCCTTCATTTATAACATTTTTAAGCCCATCACTATATTTATTAAGCTGCGTTATTTTGTTGTCTAAATTTGTATAAGTTTTAGTTGTTTTAGGTAAGCCATCCCTTTTTGCTTGTAAGGCTACCCTATCTTTTTGTACAGCTTCGTATCTTTTAATTGCTGCATCAACATTTTTAATAGGTTTGTTATAAGCTATATAAGGCTTGTTTGTTTTAGGATTAATAGGTGCTTTAAGGTTAACAACACTATTATCAAATTTTATTTGTTCTGGTGTTTTTAAAGGTGTTTTACGTTTATTGGCTGCAGTTACAGCTTTTTTAGCTTCTGCTTCTAACTCTATTAATCTTTGTCTTACTTTTACAGCATCGCCCTTAGAAATTGGTACCATTTTTCCATTTTTAAAGATATAACCAGCATCTAGTTCAGATTTTACTTCGTTGATTTGAGTAACAGTATCATCATAAACTTTTTGACTAGGCGTCTTTTGAAGGGAAATTACGGATGATGTTATGCGTTGTATATCTGGAGTCTTATTAGTATCACCTAAGGACGATGTTGTTTGTGTGGAGGAGGTGTTTTTCTTGGTAGAAATATTGCTTGATGCAGCTGCTGCAGCTGGAGAAGCTGTTGTTGTAGTGCTGCTTGTTACTTTTTGGTTTGTACCAGTTGGGACTATATTAGAACCACTTGGTGCTTGAGCTTTATATGGAACACTAGTAGCTTTTACTCCTCCTCTTCCTTTTCCAGCAGCCCATTTAACCATTTCAAAATTCTTAGGCATATTAAATCTTTGCATCAATTTCATTACAATTTTATCTTTTAATGTAACTGGTATACCCGGGACTTTACCGTTAATTATATTAGCAACTTCTTTTTTAGATAAAGATTCCATCCATTTTTGAAATCCTTTTTCTGTTAATATAGACCTATTAAAATATTCGCCAAATTCTGGCTCTGAAGTTTTAACTGGTTTACCGCCTTTAGTAAAAAGAAACCAATCTCCATCTTTACTTTGAAAAGCAGCTTGTCCAGATTTTTTATCATAAAAAACTTTAACTTTACCATAGCCCGGAACTTCTTTTACAGTTCCATTTGTATATGCATTTATTGCTAATTTTTCTGATTCAGATAAGGGTATTCTAAATCTACCTCTTCCAACTTGAGGTTTTAAAAATGCCCTCATTAGTTTAGCTTGCCAAGGCGCTAGCTCTGTATATTTATTACCTCTAGCAAAATATGACATAACCCCACCAAATAGAAAATTAGAATAAGCTTCACCAAAGTCTCCTTTAGTAGTTGGGTCATTATCATACTCATCTTTTAAAGCTTTGTACATAGCTGGGCCACCAAATATTGTTCCGCCAGTCATTGCTCTTCCAGCACCACTTTGTATCATACTAGTGCCTTTAAATATTAAGTGGTAAGTATAACCTTCAGCGCCACCTTTTACCGTAGATAGTAATATATCACCAGAATCTGTTGATAAAGATTGGCCTATAACTTCGCCAGTATTTTCATCTAAAATTTCATTTCTACCTTTTTCAATTGCTTCAGCACCTCTGTGTGTTGCAACCCAAATAGGTAATGAGGCTGCACCAACCTTTGAACCCATTCCTTTTAATAAAAATAAGTCTATAGCTAATCCGGGAATTGAATCTACAAAGTTTTTAAAACCAGATTGTTGTCCGTCATTTAACACATTGTAACCCTCAAATGTTTCACCTTCTGGTAACATTGTTTGTCCAGTTTTAATATTAAATCCAGTTTTTTGAAGCCATTCTGCAGATGCTCCTAAAAAGTCTTCTTGCCTAATTTCACCTTCAAATGCTTTTTCTAAATAATCGCTCCAACTATTCATTACACCTACTAATTGCCCAGCTTTTTCAGTTCCAAGGCCAACTAATCTATGCACTGAATTTAACATCCTATCATCTGCTGTTCCATATTTGTGACCAAACCCTTTTTTAACACCTTCCCACAATGTATGCTGGTCTTCAGTCATATATGGATACCAATTGTCACCAGCAGATAGTTTTTGTCTATAAGGATTAAAATCTTCATAAGCAAGGTCTTCATCTTCAACCATTGCTGCCCATTCTTCGTATGCAATTTTACCGTAATTAGCTATTATATCTCTCTTGTCGTCTAATCTAAACGCTTGCCCACCTAATCTATAATTCTCTAAAAAGAATTGGTCTCTTTGGCCTTCTGGTGGCATTTCAGCTCGGGTATACATATCATTTGTTATATCATCTTGGCTCATATCACCATAATTTTTAGAATCTGGAGATGTAGTTGTAAGCCATTGGGCAAAATCTTGAAACACATCTTCTGGTTTCCATCCATAATAAGGATTGTCTTTTAAAACTTTATTGCCACTAAGGTTATATTTTTCTTTCATCCTACTTCTATAGCCTTCTATAGTCTCATTTTCTAAGTATGGATTGTTTTCCATAAAATCTGAAAGTGTAGTATCAGACAAATCAACCATACCACTTCCATCTAAAAATTTAGCTACGCTTGGCGAAATAGTCCCATTATTTGTATCTTGTGTTTCAAATTGTTTTATGTACGGTAAGTTGTATATTTGTGGAAACTCTTTGAATAATTCAAAGTATGGTATTTCTCTTTCTGTTTGTGATGCAAAATCTACATATTTAAAAAGGTTGTCTTCTTGCTTATCTGCTTCTTGAACAGCTTTCATTCTATCTCTAGCTTGAGACTCTTCTATAGTGCTTCCATCAGCTGCATATCCAGTATATAAAGGAATTGTAGAATCTTGGGAACCTTCTTGGTTTATACGATTATAATATAGATTCTCATAGATTTCATTTCTTTGTTGAGAGTTAAACCTATCTTCATCTATATCAGTGTCTGACATTATCCCAAATGTTGCACTCTTAGGACGCCCTATATCCATCATTCTTTTCGAAGTAATAGGAACACCGGTAAGACTCATAACTTTGTCTAAATCGATAGCTCCCGGCTCATTAAAAGCCATATCTACAGCCATATCTGTCATAAAGTTTTTCTGAGCTTCACTTTCAGCTCTATCTTTACGCATTTGCTCAATTTTTGACTGCTCTGGTAAAACCTCCCAAACATCACCATCAAGCTCTTTTTGTGCTTCTTTGGCTTTAAGCATATTTTCACGCTGTTCAATAACTTGTTTAGCGTTCATATTTCTTATGTTTCTTTGTTGGATTTCTTGGTCTTTTTTAATCTGCGCAGCTCGTGTGTCAAGCTCGTCTTGATTTTCGATTTGTCCTAATTCATCCCAAATATCTGCCATTATATGCTCCGTTTATTGGGTGATAGTTCCATAGACTTGAGGTGATTTTTCTTTAATAATATCAATTATTTCAGCTCTTCTTTCTTTGAAATGCTCTGGGAATCTTTGGTTAAACCCTATTAATGCTTTATCAAATCGTTCTTTTTTATTCTGAGGTAAAGTTCCTTTAGCATAACTATCCATATTATCAAATAAAAATTCAAACTCTTTTTTAAGCATAAATCCTAAATATACATCTTTTTGAGGGTCTCCAACATAGCTTTTTTCCATAATTTCTTTATAGAATTTTTCAGTAAAGCCAAACTCTATCATTGCGTCCCATTTATTTAAATAGTTTTCTGTATGTGCTGTATCCTCTTCACCAGCAGTTCTAAAGTTTTGTAATGAACTATCTTCAAAGCCAGCTATATTTGCATATGAGGGTAAATCAACAATATAGTGTTTAGCATCATTCATTATAAGTTTATCTAATATATCTCCAGCTTCTTTAGTTCTGCCTTCAACATAATTACCTATACGAGTTCTTATATCTTTGTCTTGTTCGCTTTCGCCTAAATCAGAACCATCAGAACCGTATGTTGCTACAACAAAATCATACATTGTTCCTTGTTTATTTTTGTAGTCATTTAACTCTTGAACTAGTCTTTTATATTGCATTGCCTCAATATACTCATCTGCTCCACCAGAATCTTCTGATGCCACAAACTTAGAAAAGTCTAAACTATATCCAGCTTCTGTCATAGCTTTAACTTCTGCTTTATATAGCGATGTATCGTCTTCTGATAAATACCCACCATTAAGTAAGTCTAATTTTTTATCACCTAAATTCAAGACGCTAGTTTCATAACTAACTTCAGCTTGATTACGTTTACTGTCACCTTGATAACCAGACCAGTAACCTTCTCTTATACCAGTAGTTGATTGGCCATTTGCCTCTAACCATTTTATTGTTTGGTCTAAGCCTTGTTCTAGCTCATTAGGATTAATGTATCCACTCTCATCTACATCCCAGCCATATTTTATAGGTTTTCCGTAATTAGGATTTAATTCTTCTGTAACATTTCCTTCTGAATCTAAAACATATTGGTCTTGGTCTAAAAGAGCATTGCCATTATCGTCAAGTAAATAGGTTTCTTTAATATTACCTTCAGACTCTCTTAGCTGTTTACCAAATGTCATATTAGAATATAAATTACTCATTTCTGTTAATGAGGCTAATTGATTGTTTACTTTGTCTTCAATCATATTATTAGCAGTCGTTAACCCGTCAATTACAGATAAATCTAATTCTTTAAACGCATCATATAAGTTTCCAGTTGTATTCGAAAATTTGTTTTTAAGAAGATTCTCAGCATCTGCGTTCATTTCAGTAATTTCATTTTGCTTTGCAAGTAACAGCTTTTGATTTTGACTATAATCTGAGTTAAGCTGCTTAAATAATATTTCTGAGTTCTCAAACAACCTATCTTTCTTTTTTTCTGTTGCCCTAAAAAGATATTCTTGCTCCATTAACTCTAAACGATTAGGCTCCGCAATTTCTTTTAATTGCGCTAACGCCATTGATACTCCTCTCCAATCTATTCTGCTCATATTATCCTTGCCTTATTCCAAATTCTTCATCAATTTCATCAAATGGTTCATTTACTGGGTCCCATTTAGCATCATCCCACTCTGACCTTGAATCTGCAAAACCACTAGTAGTTGATGAAACTATTTGTGTTGCCTCTAATCTTATTTTATCTAAAGCAGCACTTTGTTCTTGTAATAATTTGCTTGTTTGTGTTTGCATATTTCTTTCTAATTCTGAACGCTCTTGACTCATTGCTAAATCTGCACTGTCTTTTGCTTGCTGCATACCAACAGCTTGTTCAGATAAATTTACATTTTTAACAGTTTCTGCTTCTGCTAAACTGTCTCTAATTTGTTGTTTTTCTCGAGCTAACCCAGCAGCTACTTTATCTACACCAGCTGATTTTCTTGCAGCTAATGTTTTTCTTGCTCTACCGCCAGCTCCAGCTAAACCAGTGTTTGCTAATTTTGTTAAAGCTCCGTAAGACTCATCGCTCGCTCCTTGACGTGCTTCTGTAGCTTGCCTAATACCTTCGTTGTTAGCTTCTTTTAATTGTTGTCCAGTTTTTGCAATTTGTTGTTGGTAGCTCATTATACCTTTTTGCTTTTGAAAATCATAACTATCTTGAGCTTGACCAACCTTTAAATTGTATCTATCTTCTGATTCTGATTTTTTTGCCGCTGTTTCTTGTCCTAATCTATCTATTTCTTGCGCAAAGAAACTATTGCTAGGGTCAGCTGAATTAGAGTATTGATTCTCTAATAAATTTAATGTATCAACTGCAGCATCTTGCGCCCTATTGTCAAATGCTCTTCTATCTGCTTCACCGCCACCACCACATAAAGCTAAATCGCCATCATAGTCGTATGACTCAGAGTGAGTCTCAACCATTTTGCCAGACTTTTCGTCCCATTTAAATTCAACTAATGTGTATATTTTCATAATTTTCTCACTATTTCATATCTTTGCAATTTAAACCCCCAGTTTTTCCAAACCTTAGGTGGGGTGTGAGTGTAAGCTCTCATAGATTTACACCCATTATATTTTAAAAAATCATAAAACGCTTTTCTATGTTCTTTTGAAGATATTTTGGATTTCTTTGACACATAATAAGCATATACAATGCATTCATTATTTTTAACTTTAAAGGATACGAATCCTCTATCAAAGACTAAAGACATTATATCGTTTCTTTTTAGTATTTCAGATAACGAAAAAGGCATATCTTTAGTAGCCTCTTCAAAAATCTTTATGTCCTCTGGTTGTATTGCGCTTATTGGTTCCATAAAACGCTTAATTTCTTTAGTAAATTTCATTTACCTCAATCTATATTTGTCGCCACCTTTTTTCTTCATAATGGCTGCTGCTCCCATTAAACCTAAAGCTGCCCATCCTACTGGGCCTAATGCTGCACCAGCTGCTAAAACGCTAGCTCCAATTCCAGCACCACCAGCTAAAGCTGTTCCACCAGCCGCCATTGCTGCACCTATACCTCCAGCGCTTGCACCGGCCATACCAGCAATACTGCCACCAACACCAACCGCAGCTGACGTGGCATCTAAGGCTTGTGCTTGTTTGGTTTCCTTCGCTACAAAACCTTCTCTTAAACCTTCGTGTTTTAAATCTGCAACTGTAGAGCCAATAGACGCTACTGCTGCTACATCACCAGCAACACCAGCTACTTTACCTATTGTATTTGCTGCTTTTGTTGCTTTAACTGCGTGACTTACATTACCAGTACCTTTCATAATTAAAGGAACACCAACTTTGGTTATTCCTTGCTTAATACCTTCTTCAGCTAAATCGCCACCAGTTGATACTGTGCTTGCTTGAGCGCTTACAGTTTCTAATTCGTGCTGCGCTTTACTTTTAGAGCCTTTAGCAACACTTTCATAAGCTTGATTGCCTTCTCCAAAGCCTCTATCTGCTAAATTTTGCAAGTTTTGCACTTTACCTAAAGTTTGGTACCCTTTTACTAAAGGTTTACCTAATTTAAGCCCTTCAGCTAAAGGATTTTTATCATCTTCCATATTAGCCATTTTAGCGCTATCACTAACTTCTATAGGATTTTTTCCTACCTTGCTTTTTTCGTCTTTAAAAAGACTCTCTTTATCTCTGTATTCGCCCATAATTAAAAGTTACTACTAAAATTAGTTAAGTTATTTCCTACAATAAATGTGTTTAATGAATCTTGGTCTGCAAATGTTATTTGGTCAGAAGCCCCATAATTTAATGTAAAACTTCCATCTTGAAGTTGATTAATATCTAGTCTGTCTGTGAAAAGCTTTTCTGGGTTTGATATAAATTTATTTTGCTCAATATTATTTAATTGGTCATTTACTACAACTCTTGTATTGTCGGTTTCAATAGTTGAAAAATTGTTTTTAAAATCTTTATTTAAACCTTCTATTTCATATCCCTTGATTTCTTTGTTTAATAAAGAGGCAAAGTTATTGTCTGCATCATTTTTTACAGTTTCAGTTGTTTCGTTTGTTGCCCAACCACCCTTTGGCTCATATTTTCCGCCCATACTTTCGTATAAGTCTTTATCCATATCTTGTTCTGGCGCCCAATCTTTATCTATATAAGATTGTATTCGTTCTTTTTCTGCATCACGATTATCATTAGATGCAAAATCAGAGCTTTGTGTATCTTCTTGATATAAATTGTTATTATCAGCTAATGTTCCATTAGGTACAATATTATCTGAGTCATCTACACTAATATTTTCACTGGATGTTTCCGATGACGAATTATCTGCTATATCTACGTTATCATCAACAAACCCACTTACATCCTCTGTTGTTTTTCCAAACTCACTCTTCCAATGAACTACTCCACCTTCTGTATAATAAGCATCTTGCTCTCCAGTATTAGGATTAGTTGCATAAGATAATAATTTTTTATCTGGATTATATGTTGATTCAGCTGTATTTGTAGATTTATTATTGTTATCACTAGCTATTAATTCTTGTCCATCAACCGCTTCTATACCTCTACTCCAACCTAAGCCAATTTCTGCAGCTTTACTTAATGTGTTGCCTTTTTTAAATGTCCACTTAGCATCTGAACCATCAATAGTTTTCCCAGAACCCGGAGCAGAAGGGTCTTCCATAGTATGAAAACCACCTTGCATTTGAATTTTCTTTCTTACATATGAATCTCTAAAACTTTCTGTAGCTCCTCTAATTGTGAGAATAGAGTTTAGAGTTTCCATATTTTTAGTTCCTAATATACCATCTTCTTCTTGCTCTTCTTGATGCTTTTCAAATTGATTTTTCATTGCCTCAAGTTGAGCTTTTAGCATTTCAAGATAATATCCATCTTCATACTCGTATTCTTTACCAGCAGCAGAAGGAAGTTCAGAACCAGATATTAAATCTGGCCCAGTATATTCGAACTCATCGGGCATTTATTTTCCTTTTTTTACTTTTAAATCCTTTTTTACCTTAGGTGTTTCTTGAGTTGCTTTAGCTTCTTCTATTAAAGCTGAAACTACTTCTTTAGCACCTTGTATTTTAGTAAATGTAGCCTTAACTTCGATTTCTTGTTTAGTTAAGTTTTCTAACATTTCTTCATATTTTTTAAGTTCCACTTATATTCTCCTTTATAAATTATGTAAAATATACTTATATTTAACCTTTTTTGCTATATATAATATAAAAAAACTTACATAAATATATCAATACTATTTCTTAAGTACCGGTTTTGGCAATTTTGTCGGTTTAGTTGCAACCTTTAAATTTTCTATTACAGTTATTTCTTTTTTTTGAAAAAACTTTTTCTTGTCATTATTTGAAACTTCTATTGTCATAATTTTTCCTTTTTTTAATTACCTTGATTTCCACTGCTAGCATTTCCTATAGATGGCGAACCACCAGCTAAGTTGGTACCATAATCTGGGACTTGTTGGTCAGCTATATAAAATGATAGCAGCCCTCCTATGCCACCATTATATCCAGCTTTCCAAAATGCTTCTGCTTCTGTACTGTAGTTGCCAGAATAATCTGCGTCATCATTATTATTTATAACATACCTTGCAGACAAAAAGTATAAATTAGTAATGTTTGTTCCCGCTGGAATAAACCCGTGCGACAACATTGTAGTAGTGCTTTCTTGTGCGGTAGTCCATATGTCAACAATTTTATTAGTATCGTAAATTTCAGTTTGCGTATTTACACTGTTACCTAAATCCCAAGTGCTTCCATTATGTATAAAACATTGTGTACCATCAAAAAAGTTACCTTCTGACAAAGAAGTTGTTTGTGGCATATTAACATTAACTATCGCCTCATCAGCGTTTCCAAAAGAGTACCAAATAGTAGTAGGCATAAAAGTCCAAACAATATCAAACTCAGTAGTTGTGGGCATTGTATTAGGCATATAGCTAAAAGGTACATCTAAAGAACAAATTGGTGCATATAAGTTTGGCCAACCTAAAGATGACATATTAAATACGGAAGTATCGTGTTGAGTAACATTTGTTTTCCATCCTACTACTGGGGTTTGCATAAAACAAGCCATATATTGATTTGCATTTTTCATTAGGCCTTGAGTTCCCATAAAAGTAAAATCACCTTCGCCTTTTGGTATAATAATAGCTGGGCCATTTACACTGTATGTTAATCCACTATTAGCATTTGAAGATGTCCAAGAGCTGTTTCCAGCTGCTATTTTACCTATAACAATATCTTCATTGTCCATATCGCCAGCAGCTATACTTAAATCATTACCTATTATAACTTTTTGTTCATTGCCAGAACCCATTGTTAAAACATTAGTAATGTTAGCATCAACAGCAAATATCGAATTTACATCTATTCTTTCAGCACCAATTGTACCAGTTACTATTCTATCTCCATCAATTACAGTGTTTCCTCCGCCACCCATCTCAATTATAGATATATAATCAATTGATGTTCTTGCGCTAACTGAGCCAAAATTGCAAATTATGTATGGTTTAAATTGTGTGCATCCTTGCGCTAAAGGAGATGGTTGCGTCTGTGTATTAGATTGTTTTATGTCACTACCATTATTTGTTCCAGTAATTCCACTAAAATAACCAGTATAAGTAACAAATTGAGAGCCAACTATCTGCCCATCTAACACAACTGGAGCGTGATTAAAATCTCCATTTCCATTTGTTTGATAATCTCCATCCCTATCTAATTGAGAACCATTTGATGCATACATAGCAACACCAGCATATGTTAAAGCTTCTGAAGATGAGCCAGCATACCTTCTTACTCTTATTGTCATTTTGTATAATTTTGTTGGGTCGTAAGGATACATCCCATTGTTTGAATGTGTATCTGAATATTGGTTATTCGATTCATCCCCAAATGTCCAACCTATTGTTGAATCCCCAGATGCAGTTCCAGCTCTTAAAGCCCTACTAACAAAACCTCCAGAACTATTGTTGTATCCCATTTCTGCATTAGCATCAGTGTAATAAACAGTAGCCGCTTCACTTCCGTGCTGAAAATCAAAATTAGGTTCAGAATACCCATAGTATGGGTTGTCTGGTATTACACCTCCACCGTTCCATAAAAATATAATTTTATCACCAGTTTGAAAACCACTTGTAAATACTGTATTTCCATTAATTTCTATGTGGTCTCCAGATATTCTAGTGTTTGTACCAGCGTTATTAATAGCATCTATTAATGTGTCTTCGTTAGTAACTGTCGTGCTACCTATATCAATTTTATCTGCTTTTACTGTTACTTCATCTAATGAAGAATTGTATCCAATATAACTAGTACCATTACCTACTATAAAATCTCCAGAATCATACCAGTAATTATTGTTATCTACACTTATACCAATATAGGCTACTGAATTATCACTCCAGCCACCTATTTTCATATTTCCGGCACCTAACGTCAATGCTCCGCCTATATTACCACTAAGAGCTTCTATTTCTCCTTTAAACCTAGCATTTCCATTTGCATCAATAGCAAAGTTTTTAGTTTGTATTGTACCAGCGTCTAAATCAATTTTAGTTCCTTGTGATATATAATGTGTATTAGAAACTGTTTCATCTACATTATTAGAAACTATTTTTCCACTTTGTATTTGATTACCCGTAATAACTGTACCGCTAGAAGATAATCCCACACTAATAGTACCATCATATACAGAAAACTGAAAATCAACTGGTTCTGTATGTGTTGATGATTTTCTTATAGAATAACCATTATTTTTGCCTAATCCTTTTTTACCTACTATTAATAAAACTTCATCATTATTATTAAAGCCATTTAGATGGTGTGGATATATATCTGCAGCTGCTGCGCCGATAGAATATAATGCTTCATCAATTCCATAGTTAACATATGTCTGCCCATTATTAAACAATGTGTCCCATTCACGATAACCTAAAACAATAACTATATCTGCATTTCTTAATTGCGCTCCATCTGATAAATTGGTTGTTCCATCTATATGGTCTATTAAAGCTTGTGAAGATTGTTGTATTGTAACACCATTATTAGCAGACGTTGTATCATATATCATTTTGTGTCTGATTTCTAATTCATCTGTTTGTCCATCTAAAACTATTAAAACTAAACCATCACTTAAATTGCTGTTTGAATAAGTGTCAAAAACAAGCGTATTATCACTTACTAAATAATTTTTTGCATCTATTGATAATTTTGTGCATTGTGTTGAATTAGGTATAGTATTGTTTGAGCCAACTGTTAAACTCACGTTTTGATATAAAGTATCACCTAACTTTAATTTACCAGATACTGTAAGGTCACCAGTTGAACCATCAAATGAAAGAGCAGTATCAACATCAGCATTAGTTTGTCCCTTTAAAAAGAAATCACCTTGATTGTCCATATAGGTTGTCCAACTACTATCTTTATAAAAACCTAAATGTGTTGAGTCAAAATGAAAACCACCTCCCGATGGTGGTTCAGCATCTACTAAAGAATCTAATGTAGCGTCTCCTCCCATTGAAGATATACCAGTATGAAATGGACTTGGTTCATTGTTATCACCAATTTTTCTTTCAAGCATTAACCCGTCTATTGCAAAAGCTGTTCCAATAAAAGAGTTATTGTCTTCAGAGTCACCTTCGTCAATCCATATAAATGGAACAAATTGTTCTGAACCAGAAACTGGAACATCTATAACTCCAGATATTCTTGTCCAATTAGTATTTGCACCTAATATAGTTATTGAATCAGAAACCCAATGTGCGCCGGTTGCGGTTTTTAATCCTAATTTTATTTTGCTATTAGTCCATAATGCTGAAATGCTTTTATAATATAGTGAAAATATATATGGAGAATTGCTTGCCATATTTTGATTATCACCACCTAATGTCATTTCATTATAAGTACTGCTGTCTTTTGAAAAAAGAATCATATTGCCTTGCTGAACACCCGTTGCCCAACTTATGTTTAAATGCTCTTGCCCAAATAGCGAGTTTATGTTGTTAGTAGCATATATGTTTCCATTAGGTGTAAAATTTGTGTGGATGTTATTAACAACAAATGACCCCGGCTCAGTTAACATACTTTGCCAAGTCAACAAACCATTTAATCCAGCTTGCGCTACATCGTCTGGTGTAAATTGAATAGGGTCTGATGCTGTTTGTGGCCCAGCTGGCAAATATACAGCTTGTGAAACCCATACATATTCATTAGGGCTAGGAGCTGTTGGTGTAAACGACCAGCCAGTTGGTGGCGATGGGTTGCTATACGTTCCTAAAAAAGTAGGAGTACTTGGTTGTGTTGTAGCATTTTTATAAGCATATTTTGTATATTGGCCATCACTACCATCATTTCCATCATTACCATCTTCACCAGATACTTGTCTTACTATGGTTAATGTTTTTTTGTATTCTTCTCCAGATGGTTTGTAAGCTGATATGTCAAAAGTTTCAGCAGCAGTATTCCAATTGCTAGCAAATATTATTATTTTTGCAGTCGTAGAGTCATTAGTTGTTACATATACAGATAATCCGTTTTGACTTGTTGTTCTGGCAGAATAAGTTGTTCCCAAAATTGTAATTGTTGCGTTAGTCCAGTTACTGTCACCAAAAGTTGTTTGAGTATAAGGAGTTGCTCCAAAATATAATGTAGCCTCTCCTATTTGTTTAGCAGCAAAACTTAAATTATTAGTAGCACCATCAGCTATTTCTGAGTGATTTTCATTTGTTAGTATTAATGATGCCCCGTCTTCTCCGTCTGCACCATCTGTACCGTCTTGACCGTGTTCACCATCTATACCATCTTGTCCATCAACGCCATCATTTCCATCTGCACCGCTATATAAAGCAGTTATAGATTGTCTATCTTCAAATGAACCACAAACTGATTTAATATAAATTGTTTCCCCTACACTACTTGGCGTCCAAGAAGAAACATCTATAAATACATCAAGACTAGTCTGAGTAGCTGAACCATTACCAAAAACAACACTAGAGTGTATATTGCTATAACTTGAATCTGAGTATATAGTGTGAGTAACATTGCTTGTAATGTTTTGTCTTCTTGATGTTAATGATATGTCTTGTGCGCTACCAGATGGTTGTAAAACTGGACTTCCAGAAGAATTGTTAAAGCTTACTGTAACTGCTTCGTATGACACAGAAAAAAATTGTGCATCTGCTCCATCAGCACCATTAGTACCATCTGCTCCGTTTTGCCCATCCGTTCCATCTATACCATCTGTTCCATCTTGCCCATCTACACCATCAACCCCATCAACTCCATCTGTCCCATCTTGTCCATCAATGCCATCTTTTCCAGATATTGTGCAATTTATTGTAGCTATTTCATCTGCAGCAATAGTACTAGCACCATTTTCATAAGACACAGAAAATTGTGCTTTTCTATCAGAACCAGTTCCAGTTAAAATTACATCTGATGTTAGTTTAAACTCTACAAAAGATGTTTGTTTTCTTATTATACCTCTATGATTAGTAATAAGTGTGCTTAAATATAATTCGTGGTCTACACCATCAGCATCTATAGTGTTTACCATTACAGAACCAGTGCCAGATATATTAGCAAAGTTAGTAATTACGTTATTACTTGCATCTAAGCATCCTATTCCAAATCGACCAGCTGTACTGTCATTATATTTATCTTTCCAAATAATTGTTGGAGCATCAGCTCCGTCAGCTCCATCCGCACCATCAGCGCCATCTTGTCCGTCAATACCATCTGTTCCGTCTTGTCCGTCTGTACCCGGCGCTCCGTCTTGTCCATCTTGCCCATCTGCGCCCGGCGCACCATCTGCACCATCTGCTCCATCTTGGCCATCTTGCCCATCTGCTCCGGGAGTTCCGTCTATTCCATCTATTCCAGCAGTTCCTTGGCTACCTATATTAATTTTTATTAACATATCATCTGTTGATGCCCAATTACTACCACTAGCTGTAATAGTTTTTACTGGTATTTCATATCGCATCATTACAGCAGTTGATGCTCCGGTTACTTCATATAAACCAAAAGAACCACTTTGTGAACCTTCTATCAAAGTTATTTGAAATCTATCTCCAGTTCTCATAGCTGCTAAACTATTATCGTGTCTATTCCCGTCAGCATCTTCTCTGTTAATTATTATAGTACCATTTTGTCCTACATCTAATTGATGATAATTGCCATCTTGATTTTGTGTCATCCACCTACCAGCAGAAGCTGCTAAGTTAATCCAGTTATTATACCTCCACGTTAATGCTTCACCATCCTTACCATCAACACCGTCTACACCATCTTGCCCATCAATTCCATCTTGTCCATCAGCACCATCTTGTCCGTCAGCACCATCTTGACCATTAGCTCCATCAGCTCCGTCTTGACCGTTAGCACCATCAGCGCCATCTTGGCCATCTGTACCGTCTTGTCCATCTGTTCCATCATTACCCGATAGCTGTATAGGAGTTGAACCAGTAGTTGGTGATGCTCCGCTTGTGTAATCATATGTAGTCTCAGAAACCCATACAAAAGTACCATTTGACGGGGCAGACATATTAAAAGACCAACCACTACCAGATACAGTAGGGCTATCATAAGTTCCACCAAATGTAGGGGCAGATGGTTGAGTTGCTTGTGTAGCATAAGCGTATTTTATATAGTCTCCGGGATTTCCATCATTACCAGACGTTCCATCTTGACCATCTGTTCCATCAGTACCAGCATCTGCTAATAAATCCCAGTCATTAGATGTAGTGCTAGGTATATTGTTTGTATTGTTATTGTCTTCTGAAATCCAAGACCTAACTCCGTTACCATCATCATAACTTACCGCATCATATTTTGCATATGTTGTATTCTCATTCCAAGCACCTCTCCAAGTCATACCGGGGCCAACTACTTCTTCATTATTAGGTAAGGTTACTGAACCAGTTATTGATAAATTGCTTCCATCCCACACTAGTTTGTCTTTTAAACTAAATTTACCAGCACCATCTACATAAAATGGAGTATCTGAATTGTTGTGATTACCAGTTCCTATAGCAATTCTATTATCTGCATTTCCGCTTGAATTTATAATACCATATTGGTCTATAGCCCAACCAGCTGCTACACTTCCTATATAACCCTCAGTTGCTGTAATTTTACCCGTTAAATGTACATTTTCAGCATATAAGCCATAAGTGTTAGCGGGTATAGAGCTTCCATTGTATGATATGCCTCCTATATTACCAAATCTTGCTTTTTCTTTATCGGCTGTTCCCCACTGGTTTGGAGCTGTTATATCATCCCATACACTTACAAATGGAGCGCCACTATCATCTGACGTTAAGTATACTCCACCTTGTCTTGCGCTATCAGATGAATTACCTATTCTACATAAAGCTTTACCAGCACTTATGTTACCAACAGCAGTATCAACATCATTTCCAGTTTGTAGGTCGCCAGTTGTATTATATACTTGACCTTTAAGTTGATTATTATCGTAAACATCGTGGTCTGTTACTTTTATAAAATATCTAACTGCATTGTTTCCATTAGTATCCCAAGTCTGATAAATGCATATATCATCATCAGCAAATGGATGATAATCCGCATCTTTAGAATCAAAAGTTATTTTTACATAATCTGTATTAACTGTTTCAATGGAATCTATTACAGCTGAAGAGGTAACAAATAAAGAACCATTAGTAGCTCTTATTTGATTAATCACCATTTCATAAACATTCATTTGTCCACGAACTGTTAATTCTTCACATTCAATTCTATATTTGTCACTACCTAGCTGTGTAATTTGGTAACCAGTTCCAGTATATCCCGGTGTAAATGTTTCGCTACCTACTGATTTGTTGTCTGTTGTAGATATAGCTGTAGGCGTGTTTAAATTTAATGTTCCAGAAGTTAAACCTATAGATGCAGTACTATTGTTTGTTTCATCTTTAAACTGCACTTTTGGGTCTGTTGAACTTATGTTAACATCAATAGTTCCGTCAGCAGCAATACCTATACCTAATCTTTCAAACTGCGGTGTATTAGTTGTCCCTACATCTTGGTCTACATTCATTGAAAGATATGTATTTGTTACTGAATTACTTACTAAATCTGCTTGTATTGGGTTGCCAGATGTAGCTGGATTGCCCCCAGAAAATGCTATTCTATTAGTATCTGTTGGTTGTTGTGCTGGATATAATTCCCCCCAAGTGTTGCCGCCATCTGTACTTATTTCATCTACTAGTAATCGTATGCTGTTATTTTGTGAATATAAAACATCTGTAGACCCGTGTATAAGATTGCCGCTTAATGTAATATCATCAGTTACAGTAATGTCTTCAACTTTTAATAAACCGGAGTCATCTAAAACAAAGTCTTGACCACTAGTTGTGCCTATATGGAATATTCCTTCTAAATTACCCGGAGATACATAGAAACCACTTTTCTTAGCATAAGGATTGCCTCCTCCAGAACTATAATCTGGATTGCCTACAAAAAATACATTAGTACTTGACATAGAGCTAACTGATTTAAGGATATGTTCTGCTGAAGCCGCTAAGGAAGAACCTCCAGTTATAATTAAGGCTCCGTCTAATTGCTCTGCAGTTGTGTTTTTAAGGTAGTCTGAATGAGCTTGTGTTGCGTCACTTGGATGTGCTACTAATGTAGCTGAATCTATTGGATTTCCAGATGAATCTTGTAAATTATTATTGACCTTTATAGTATCACATATAATATTAGATATAGTCTGTTGATTTATTTGGGTTTCTTTAAGCGTTATAGCTGTAACTTCACTAGCTAATGTTTTTCCTAACTCGCTAGTAAATGGTACAGAATGCCATTCGTTTTTAGTTCTTACAAATAGATGAAGTTGACCATTTGCACGACCAACTCTCATTTCCCCTTCATAACCTTGATTGGCTTGAGGCAAACCATCTTTAAACAATATCTTAGGTTGTGATATTGGCATTACCTAATCCTTTTATCTCTATATATTACTGCCATATCCGTAATAACAAAAGAGTCGTGTATAGTATCGTTAGCTGCCTCCCTTATTATTATTTTAAATGTTTTACATTTTATAACACCATCAGTTGCTTTTATTTCTATTGTATTATTACCATTACTAGCTGTAGGCAATACTGTACCATTTGACATACTTGTATTATGTGTAGTTTCGCCAGTTCCATCATTAGATACAAATAAAACCTCAACTCCAGTTTCAGCAGTTGCTTTATATGTTAGTTTAATATTATAAACAAAAGAATCGTTAGTAGGATTACCAAAATCTATTTCTTTTGATGTCCATTGGTCTGTTACGCCATTAGCACCCATAGTTGTTGCGTAGTCTTCAGAATATTTGTAAAATTTAACTGAACCATCACTTTGCACTCCACCTTGTACTAATTCGTCATTATATATCACAAAGTTAGATTTATTAGCGTTTAAATGCCTATTTCCATCACCTTTAGTCCAAGACTTAGTCATCATATCATATACGAAAAAAGTGTCTGTATTGTTCGATATTATAACGCATTGATTTTTAGGCTCAAAACCCATAATAATATTTTCATCATAAAATGATTGCCAATCAGTGTCTATTTTACCTTTACTTAGTCTTGACATTGACTCTCCATTAAACATAAATACTCCATTAGCATTAGCGAATGCAACTCCTTCATCTGTCTTAGCTTTAGCATTTTTTGTTGGTATGCCTCGATATTTAAAAGTAGCAGCTAAAAATTCTGGTTCAGAAGTTATATCTATTAAATACATAGCTTGTTTTTTAAATTGCAATAATTTACCACCCCAGCTTTCTAAACCAGTTATTTCATCACCATCATCAACTACTACATCTAAAGAATCATACAATGGAAATGAGTCAAATGAGTTAGGAATGGATTTTAAAACTTTGTCTGGAAATGCTTTATAGCTACCAGTTTCGTCTTTACACATAACATTACCAGCATAAACTCTTCTATTGACTACAACAGCATCTAACCATCTTATATCTGTTGAGTTAGTGTCTGGAAACATTCCAGTTCTTGTTTGGTAATTATCATCTAACAAAGAACCTATAAAAGATGTAAATGTTGATTTTTGGTCATTATGTGTTCCAGAAGCTAATGAACTATCTGTTACCCAAGCTGTAAATGTACCATCTGGTTTTTTAAATCCATTTTCTAAATCAAAAGAACACATAAAAGCCATATCTTCAGATTGTGGGATAGTTGCTAAATCATCTTCATATTTATTAGAATATATATTAACGTGCGTTATTCTGTTTCCGCCTTCTTTAGGGTCTAATAATGTTGTACCCCAATTATTCGCATCAACCCAATCGTGAGGTTTAATTGTTAAAGTAAATGATACTCCTAAATTTTCATCTTTTTGCTCTATTTCTCCGGGAGCATCAAAAGTTACTGTGCTGCCAGACGCTAAATTTGATTCATCCCAAGTACCACCGCTTTGTACGCAATAATTTTCAGATGCTAATGTTCCAGTTATAGTTGCAATAGCTGTAGCACCGCCAGATATAGTAACTGTTGGAACACTTTCAAATCCATCACCCGGGTTTGTTACAGTTATATAATCAACAGCACCATTATCTAAAACTGCTACTGCAGTTGCATTTGTATCTGGGCTGCCGCCACTAATAGTTACCGTTGGAGGTGTTGTTCCATACCCAGAACCCGGATTAGTTAATTGTATACTATCTACAACATTATTTATAGAACAAGCCCCGTTATCTACCCAACCAGTTACTCCAGCTAATGTTGAAGCACCATTGTTATTTAATCCAGATGTTCCATCTACTATAGCTGTATACATTAAAGTTTGCGTTAAACCAACTGCATCAGTTACTGTCACTGTACCGGCAGTATCCCACGCTTTTTCACTGCCAGATAGAGTTCTTACATCATTAACTAGAGGTATATTTTCTTGACCAAATGGGACTGCTTGTGAAGTTAATTGTTCATACCCTAAACTACTATTAGTAGGTGCTGATGGTAGGTTTGCATCTGTTATAGTTGTCAGAGGAACCGGTAATGTTTCTTGAACACCATCTATTGTGTATGTTATATATAGTTTTCTTCCTTGAAATTGTAAAGTGCCATCACCTTTATCTCTTTGTATATTAATATTTAAACCAAATTGCCCCGGATTTACATCTGGGCCACCAGCTCCAGTATCAAAGGTAGGTGTTTCATAAAAATTAGTGGCATTTCCAGAACCTACTATAGGCTTAGGAACTGCTGCGGGCAAACAATGCCAATGATTTACTGGCACTGTATTAGCTAAGAATCCTTTATTAATGTGTCCAAACCATAAAGATGAAGCACCGTGCGAACTTGACTGGTCACCAATATAAGTAGCATTATTATAATTAGGGTCACATATTCTTAATTTACCATCTACAAAATAATAGGATGCTTCTCTTCCATCGTAAGCAGTCATATTACCAGAATTACATAAAATCCCATCAATTCCTTTAAATTCAGATATATTATCTGGGTCTAAAAACTCCCAAGCTTTTGGGGAGCTAGATTGAGCGTGTATAAAAACCTTACCATCATTTTTATCTACAAATATTAACCATCTATCTGAAGCTTCTGTATTGTCTCTTGTGTGGTCAGCAGTAAACTCAAATACTGCAGCTCCATTATCAAATCTAACGTCAGCACTACCATTAAGTTGGTCAGCAATATCATCTATAATTGTATCGCCTATTGCAATAAATCCACCTAAGGGAAGTAGCTCTCCTATTTTACGAACTTTAAATCCGTTAACAGAAGAGCATTCCTTATCAGATATATCACGAGTCCCAGCGAATGAATTTAATCCGCCATCAAACTCTTTTAATATTTGAACTTGTTTCGGCATTATTCTAAGATTTTAGCCTTGATAACTTCTTCTACAGAATCATAAATAGCTGTTAATATTTTTTCTTCCGTTTTTTCACTTATAATTGGAATATCAATATTTTCATTTAAAGCATCTATGATTTTATCTTTCATTTCATCATTAAAGATGTAATCTGCTATAAGTTGTTTCATTTTACCTCCTAGTGTCTTTTTTTAACACCGTAGTGTTTGTTTATTTGATTTTGAACTTTTTTGTATGCTGCAGAGCCTTTTTTAAGTGTTTTTCTTTTAGCTACTAATGCGCTTATAGATGTTCCACTTTTCTTCGCTGCTGCTGAAGCCTTTTTAAAAGAAGCGTTCTTTTTATTCTTTGCTGTTATTTTTTTAGCAGTTGTTTTCTTTTTAACGCCACTTTTTTTGTTTATTTTGTTTTGTAATCTTGCTTGTTTTCTTGCAGCTAAAGAACGACCTAATTTAGTCTTTCTTGTTTTAGCTTTTTTAGCTGCTGCATTTCTTTTTTTAGCTAATTTATCAATCGATTTTTGTTTTTTGCCAGCCGCAGACAGTTTAGTTTTGCTGCCTTTTTTCTTGGCATACATATTTGCCATTTGATTTCTCCTTTGTTATTTTTTAGTAGTTATTATTACTTGCTTGCCAAATCTATCTTTTGTAACTGCTGCTACTTTGACAATTTTATCTTCAATTTTTTTAATTCTTTGTTCAATCTGTACTAATCTTTGCTCTATATGTCTAAGTCTTTCATTTTCATTATATTCTGGGCTATTAGAACGTCTTTTAGACCTTCTTAATGCAGCTCTTTCTTGTACTGTTGCGTTTTGAAGACCCATTATTTAGAACCTTTATCTTTGCATCCCTTACATATTATATCTCTTTTAGGATGTGCCATTTTTTCTAATTTTTTAATTCTTTTTTCGTGATTACTTGCAATACGCTTATCATCAGCTTTTTCAATTGCTTCCATAATTTTTTTAAATACTAATTTAACTAATAACGCTTGTACCATTACTCTTCCTCTTTTTCACATTCTGTCTCCCATTTAGTCAAATCTAACATAGGTAGTGGTTTTTCTATTATATACTCTTTTAATTTATCATTCTGTATTGCCATTTTACTTCCGCCTTTAACATAAGGTTTTCCATTTGCGCAGCCTATGTTGTAAATAAAGAATATAGTTTTAAATATTCCTACTCGCACAACTCTAGCTGGTCTGTCATTAATAGTTACAACATCATCGGTATTTAAATCATTTCCTAAAAATACCTTTAAACCTTCGACAACACCCTCTATTGCAGAACGAAAGAACAAAACTGCGGCACCAGCTGCAAACATCCAGCCATATTCGCCTATAAGTTTTTGTATTTCTTCTTCCATTTTTCCTCATATGTTTATTTATTCCCATCTATTAGATGTCCCCATAATGAGCATTTACCGTTGATTATTTGAACTACATTAACTGTAAAGTTACCTCTGTCGTAATATTCAACTATTGCAAAAGCGTGCGCCCAGTTTATTCTCCTATTTGATAACCATTCATTAGACTGTGGAGACATATCTTTTAAGCATCCTATGCTCCAAGCTGCTTTTGGCCCATCCATATGAGTCGCAGTCATATGCTGTAAATCGTGCCAATGGCCATACATAACATTGCAGCCTAATTTTCTTAAGTGGTTAGCAGTGTGGTATTGACCCCCATACTGATGACCGTGATAATAGTATAATTTACCAATTTTTAAATGTTTTCCGAAGGGATAATAATTATAACCTCTTTCTTTTAATTTACAAGCTATTGCAAACTTATATTTTGAGACATATGGATGTGATTCTACAAACATATTTAACCAGTTATCGTGATTGCCTTCGGTTATATATTTGTCTTTGCAACCAGCTTTATCTAAAGCTTCGTCTATTTGGTCAAACCCACGATTAACATCTATAATATCAGTCTCTAAGTCTGGTATCATATGCTCTAATGGTGGTTTCTTTTTTCTTTTATATTTCCAAGCTGAGAAATGCTCCCATTCACCTATATCACCTAAATCAATATAAATTTCTGGTTTAACAAATTCTATAGCTTTGCATAACGCTTTTATTGCCGGTTTATCTTCGTAGGGAAAATGTTTGTCCGGCGTTACTATTGCTCTTTTAACTAAATTAGCTTTTTTTGGTTGCTTTTTTTTCTTCATATGTTAGTTTCTCGTTTAATATCTTGTAATAAAGGTAAGATATAGTTGCTATTCCTACTGCAATTCTTACAGTGATTGGCAACCATTCTATCCAAGTTACAAATACGCCACCAGAACTAACGCTAACTGTTTTAAGAGAGTCTACTACTGCTTCTTTCATTTTATTTCCTTATCTCAAAATGAGGAAAATCATCGAATCGATTATCAACAACTTGAAAATCCATATCCCAATCTCCTCCCCATCTTAGTTTTACTCCCATCTGGCGGGCAATACCTAAAACAAATCCGGCAAATAATGTTTGACGCTCTCTATCATCCCAATCAATAGGATAAGGAGTAACATCAACAGCCCTACTTGGACTAGCATTATGACGACCGTTTGGATATTTAACTTTAGTTTTACCTTCTTCAAATAATTTATCTTGTCTTTCAGCACTTCTATGTCCTTCCAATACAGAGCAATCAACATACTTAATCACCTCATTCAATACTTTTTGTAAATCTGGGTGACAAGTTGCCAATGCCTCTCTGCTTCTTTTTCCGAATTTATACATCTGGTTCCCTCCATACTGTTGTTTTTTTAAGTTTCATTTTTTCTTCTTCTTCTTTTTCCTTCTTAATCTTATCTGCAATTCTTTTCATTTCATATTTTCTATTTAATGAATTTAAACTTTGTAAATATTCCCAATCAATTTTTGTTTTAGCCATTATTTGCTAACCTTTGTTAGTGTTTGTGATAATGTATATCTAGTACCATTTGATAAAAGTATAGTGCTATTTAATGTTGCAGCACCCGTTTTTGCATTTACATTTACTATTTGTGTAATTTGTGCGGTTACATTTTTTATATTAGTGGCTACACTTGATGCTCTTCCCGCATTTAAATTTGAAAGTTGTGTTGATTGCGTGGTAGTTATGCCCGTTTTAGCAGTATTTGCAGTTATAGCGTCTGCTTGAGTTGTAGTAATACCAGTTTTAGCATTATTAGAAGATATATCTGATTTCATACTAGCTATATCTGAAATATGCACATTTGACTTATCTAATGATTCATTTAATTTTGTATATAACAATAGTATTTCTGGATTTACAGATGTCAAATCTTCAACATACTCACCTTTGTCTAATTTTGCTTGTTTATCTGAATCTATTGTCCAATCTAATTTATCTAAATTTGCCATTTCATTTCCTTATCCCATATATTCCGTAAAACTTGCTGTGTATCCATAATATAAATATCTTCCCGGGTTTGCTACTGCTGGGCTACTTGTTCTTTGTATAGTTACCATAAGCCTATCACCAGCCTCAAAAAGAACATCACTAGATGGTGTATGTAATCTTTGAATCATTTTACTTGCTGCTGTTGGTGTTTCAGCCCAATTATGAATATGCTCAATAGTCATTATAGCACTTGTTGCTAAAGAACTGTCTAAAGCAGCAGCGCTTACTTTCCAAACATCTACATCGTAATTAGCAGATGTTCCACTATTAGAGCTAACTACTCTTATGTTGTTTAAATGTGATTTTTTCCCTATTAAAGTACTAGCTCTATCTAATTGCCACCAATATGCAGTTGTGTCTGTTGTGCCAGTTATAGTAGATATTTTAGTAGCAGTTCCAGAAGTATCTACACCATAATAAGCATTTAATGATGATGCATTAACTCTGTGGGCAACTTCATTAATTTGCCAATGATTAGGCGCTTGCAAAAGGGCATTACCGTTTAATTTAAAAGTTCTATCTCTAACAGTGCTTTCGTTAATATTAGTATATTCTTCAAAAAAGTGGTCAATTTCCATAGATTTTTGACCAGTTTCGTCAGTTCTATAAATTAATAACTTATCAGTTTGCGGTATTGCGCCAGAACTTGTATTTGCTGTTGTAGTATTTTCTACTAACTCATCTGCATACTTTTTAGATATTAACTGTTTTTCATCATTAAAAGTGAGATTAGATGCATATTCAACTAAAGGAGTAGCTACAATTTTATTTGTATTGTTTGCACCTAATCTTAATTCACCATCGTTAATGTGACCACCACCAGCATCTATTTGTAGATTTGCACCAGTGCTGCCAACAGCATTTGTATATGAAGCATTTATTTTTCTAGTACCACCGACAGCACCAGTTATAACTAAATCTTCTCCATCTTTAAATATCTTTTTCCAATTAGCCATTTACTTCTGTACCTACTATTTGTTTATGTATGTCTTTTATTTTACTTAAAACGCTTGATGCTTGTTCTATGTCTGCCCCATCTATTTTTGAAGACATTATCAAACGTAATAAGAACTCAGTATCACGAATGTTCCACTTAGTTTCATTTTGATTGTCAGAGGTCTTTACAAACCTACTCACTAATCTTCAACTCTTACATACAAAGAGCCATTGTGATATTGTAAATGTCCTATTGGAACTGCAGTACTATTATTAGTGTATGAGCCGCTTATTTCTATTAATCCAACATCTGCTGTAATAGTAGGTGTTGTTGTTAAATTAGCATTGTCATTAGTTCCAACTTTCCATCTGTCAACACCTTCGTCCCAAAAGAGTAAAGCGTTGTCACCATCATCACCTCTTTCTACTATAATACCAGCATCTACATCAGCACTTCCAGATTTATCTGAATTTAATATCATTGTATTATCAGCAATTTCTAGTGTTTCTGTACTTGTTGTTATCATAGAACCAGATACTTGTAAGTCTCCAGTTACAATCAAGTTTTGCCCTATAGTTACTACATCATTACTACTACCAATTGTTACTTGATTTGAGCCAAATGGGCCAGCTAATGCTGATTTAAGATTAGCAACAGATACATCATTATTGCTAACAACAACATCAATTGTTCCATCACTATCTTGATATGATACTGTACAATTTGTTTCAGTATTACTAGAGAACATTCCACCAACAATATCTTGAACTTCTTCAGTAGTTAATTGAGTGTTAGCAGTCATATCATCTACGACTAAATCTATAGTTCCATCTCCATCTTGATAGGTTGCTGAAATTCTTGTTTCAGTATTAGATGAAAACATAGCACCAACTATGTCTTGTATTTGTTCTTCTGTTTTAAAACCAGCTATATCAGTAGCACCAATTTCTCCTACTAAATCAATAGTACCGTCACCATCTTCGTAAGTAGCTGATATGTTTGTTTCTGTATTGCCACTAAACATAGCTCCTACTATGTCTTGAATTGCTTCTGTATCCAATGAACTAACATTATCGTCAACATATTTTTTTGTAGCTGCATCTTGGTCAGCAGCTGGGTCAGTTACATTGGTAATTTTGTTAGAGTTCATTGAAAAATCAGAAGTGGGCGCAGTCAAGTCGGTAACTTTATTCGCCTCCGTTATTATCTGTTTCCATTGAGCCATTTTATTCTCCTTTAGTTAAGTGATATAAATATCTTGTTATTTGTAAAAGCTATTTGACCAGTGTTCGATGTTGTTGGTAGCGATATAGTACCTTGGTCTCTTAATTTTAAGTACCCTTTTTTGGTGATAGCTAACGCCACATTGTCTTGATAACCATTATCGTATGAATTGTCAAACATTCTACTTTTAAATTCAAATAATTCATCAGTTGAATTATAAGCTATTCTAAAATCTGTGTCTGTTCCAAAATTAAACTCTTTGTCATCTAGTAGAAAGTACTTTGTCCCTACTAAACCAGATGATGCTTCTGAAGATGATGTGTATTGCCCTTCATTATAAGCAGATTGGTCAAAATCTCCTAATAAACTGCTACCTCCAGATGTGCCAGCTTTTTGGCCCCACGATGTTACACTTGAATCTATTCTATTATTCCATATTGCCATATATTTACCTCAAAAAGTTATTTCCTAATACTCTTTTTAATCCACCTATTCTTGCTTCTGTGTATTTTGCTATCCTATCTCTAAATCTTTGCATATGCAGCTCACGTTGCCTTAAATCTTCTGGTCTGTCTAATAATTGTGCTTTGCAATAATCTACTAATGCTAATGCTAATGTGTCGTGTACTGGAATAACATCTGATGACTGTAATAGCTCTGAAGTGTCTGGAATAGCTGTATATTCCAACATTAATCCATTTGTTATGTTTTCTTTAGGTGCTGTATAATGTGGTTCATTTACCCTACTATTAGCTTTACTAACCTCATCTTTAAATTGGACTATAATAAGTTGCCTACCTCTAATAAAATAAGCATACTTTTGGTCTATCTGTTTATTTACTTCTGTTCCACCTATTATTGGCATTATTTCTCCCTATAACCTTTTATTATTACTCTTGGTATTGGAATAAAATAGTCAGTATCAACATCTTTAATTTTAACATCTGTAACTTCAACTAGATTTGATGGTAAGTTATATGCATCTTCATCCGCAACTAAATTAGTAGTATACTGTGTTATATTTTCTTTAGTTACAAGTTGTATTTCATTTAAACCATCATCTAACATTTTCTTAACAAAGTTAAACCTAGTTTCGCCTATTAATTCCATTAACTCTTTTATTGTCATATATTCTCCTAAGTAAAGATAGCGTATTCTACTTTAACTGCATCTGAACTATCTGATAAAGTAATTGTAAAATTGCCCGGACTTGGTAAAAATATTGCTTCACCGGCCTTTAGAGATGCTATTGTTATACTGCTTGTTAATGTAACTACCGATGTTGATGCTGTGCCATCTGACACTTTGTATCCAGTATTTTTGATAAACACACCATTACAACTTGCTCCAGTTGTTATTGTGCCGCCATTACTTGATTTATGTGTGTGGACACCATCTGCCCAGTCAGCTATATCATTACCAGCCCAAGTTCCGCTACTATTGCCGCCACCAAGACTTCCTTTAATATCTGCAGATAAAACAGACGCCCCCAAACTTTCACCGCTGGCAGCAATCTCTTTTACAGCAGTTACACTAACTTTATAATCTAATCTATCTGCCATTTTTTACTCCTTTGTACATTTTGTTTATTGTTCGTTTTTAGGTTGTGCCAAGAAACCAGTTTCATATTTAGCACTAACAGTAGCGTATCTGTCTAACAGCCATTGCATTTCTGCTTGGCTAGACTGAACTTTTGCACTGTATTTATTAACTACATTGCCACTTTCAGCTTGATACATAGACAATTCTTGCTGGTATTTATTAAGTTTATCAGCATTTTTTTGTCCTACTGCTGCTATATCGGCACTATATCTTTCTAAGTTTGATTTAAAATCCTCTATTCTTTTTTGAGCTTCTGTAGTGAAAGCTTGAGATGCAGCTTGTACATCAGCTTGATATTTTTGTAAATCATACCCAGTTTCTGCCGAATATGTTTGTATAGCTTGATTTATCTTTTGTGCATATATTTGAAATTCTGAATCAAATTTTGATTTTGAGGATGTAATATCGCTTCCATATTGTTGAATTTTATTAGAATTTATTGCTGTCCATTCTGCTAATTCATCTGCTCTTTTTTGTGTAAATTCTTGTAATGCTACTTGTGCAACTCTTTGCTGCCATTCATTAACAGCTACTTGCGTTTTTGCTTGATAGGCTGCTACTTCTGCTGAATACTTATTTAATGCTGTGCTAGCTTTGTTATTATCAGATGACAATCTATTAGACGAATCTGTTATAGCTTTTTGCATTTCTGCTTGATATTCTGCATTTTCTTTTTGAAATACGTTTAATTCATTAGTTATTTCAGATTGGTATTGACCTAAAGCATTTTGCCATTCAGCCACCCATTTAGTGTATTTATGCTCTATATTATTTTTAGTCCAATCAGATACTTTTGCTTGTGCCTCAGATTGATAAGATGTTAGTTCAGCTTGGTATTTTGTTAGCATAGCTTGAACTTCTGAATTTTCACTAGAAAGTGTGTTTGATGCTGTTGTCACAGCTTGTTCGATTTTTGCCTTATAAATAGACATTTCTTCTTGCCAAACATTCATTGCATCTGCAGAACGTGCTTGAAATTCTGCTATTTGTGATTGCACTTTATTTAATTTTACACCAGCTAATTCTGGGTCTTCATCTACTAATATACTAGTATCTACTGACGCAAAGTCTATAGGTGGCATTACTGGTGCTGGGTAATTAGGGATGTTGTTGTTTGCCTCTGTAATTGCTCCTCTATCAAAAGCTAGTAAACTAGGTACTGGAGGAGGTTGAGGGCTTTCTAAATTAGGTATGTTAGGAAATTGAGGTATTGTAAGAACTGGCTTTACATAAGCTGGAGCTTTACCTCTAACGATACTAGAAAAATCAACCTCTCCATTATTAAAATCTTCTATTGATGGTGCTACTGGTAATTCAACATTCAACTGTACTGCATCTATTGTTATGCTGCTTACTGAAAAGTTTAAAGACTCCATTGTAGGTGATACTATATCACTATAAGCTGGTGGAGTAATGCCAGAAAAATCTATATCTACATTGCTTGGTGATACTGGTGTTACAAATGATGCTGGACCTTCATATGTTGGTAAAGTAGCAGAAGCTACATCAATATCTGGGACTATAGGAGCTGCTGGGAGAACAAGCGATGGGAACGAGTCGTGTAATTCAGCAGTCTTATTTAAAAGAACACCCATAGCCCCATATAATACTACCAGTGGCACATAGTTTTGTGGAAAATTACTAATAATACCGGGATTTACAGAGTCATCTGCATCTACGGTATGGTTAGGTATATAATCTGCTGCAGCTGTTGGTAACGTGCAAGTATATCCAGTAGTTGCCGCTGCTGCATAATTTCTATCTATTATAAAATTTGTATTGTCTATTACATAATATATTCTGTAGCGACCTACATAATATGTATTTTGATTTTCAGTGTCCTCTTGCTCTATGGTAATATAGTCACCTTTTGCAAATGTATTTGCAGTTGTTGTTATTTGAGTTCTTGCCCCATTATCGTAACTTGCAAACAAACTAACACTATAATCATCAGTAGTTCCGGGAGAAGGTAAAACAAATACTTTACCATTTAATAAATAATAAACTGGAAACTCTGCTGTAGCATAATGTATGCTATCTGATTCTGCTGCTCTATGTCTTTTTTGAGCTTGTATTGGTGTGCAAGGCTTATTATCTCTAGTTACATCATATATTTTTGATGTACCTAAAGTCAATCCAGCAGTTGGAACTGTACTATTAGTAGTAAACATCCATAAATCTTCTGGTGTTGTTAAAGATATTCTTCTAATAATATCCTTACATCCGTCAGCTAATAAGGTGTCAGTGTCAATTCCAGAGGGTATTGTGCCTACCACATCTTCTATTTGTGCGTCTAAAGTTGGCATATTTTACCCTTACGATGTACTTACATTTAGTTTATTAGTACTAGTATTGATACAAGCGTCAAGTTTGTCTGTAGTAGCTTTCATTGCATCTATATCTGCCTTCATTAAAGCTATGTCAGCTTTCATAGTCGCTATATCACTATCAGCTTTTAATATTAATGAACCGTCTGTATGTGTAAGTATACTTCTAACTGAGTTTCCGGAGTCAGCTCCGTATATATGTACTGAATCATTTCCGTGGTCTAAATCTACTTTAATTTCATCAGCGTTTAATGTGACGTTGTCTACGTCTATTTTAAGAGCATCACCACCATCATTTAAGGCGGCATTTAATGCTTCTTGGACTGTGTATTTTCTTAAATTACTAGCCATAATTTTCTTCCTTCCTAAGGTTTATGTTACCGTGAGCGGAACAGTTATTGTGAAAGGCTTTGTGGCCGACTTAAGGAACCAGAGAACCAAAGTCGACCACTTGCCATACTATTTACTAAGGGTTACGATGAAAGTAAACCAGCTGTTCTTAGCTTTGCCAATAAATCATTGAAATGACCTTTCAATGCACCTACTGTTGTAGCGTCTGAATCAGCTATAGCTGCCATAGGCAATGCACTAGCTAATGCATCTAGTTCTGATAAATCAGCGCTAGATAAAGCTTTAAGTGCAACGCATTGAGCATCTGTTACTTCAGCGTTAGGGTTGTTTGCTATCCAGTATTTAGTAGCCATAATTACCCCCTATTTCCATAAGGCGTGACATTCGGGCATTGTAAACTCGAAGCCGCCTTCTGTTAGTATCATATCGACTCTTTTGTCAGTACCAGTATTTTCAAGACCTTGTACACCAACATAAATTGATGTGTCTCTATTCATACCGTTACCCATTAGAGGTCTCCATTTTGCATAACTCATATTAACACCTAGTATTTTAACACCACTTCCATCTAAGTGTATATTTCTAGCAACATTAATGTCACCGTATACAGTTGAGATAGTAGTAAAGTCAATACCAAATGCTTTCTTCTTACCAGTTACTGAAAAATCAGCAGCATAGTTTGGAGATATTTCCAAATTATTTTGGAAGTATCCACCCATTTTATGCAACCAGTTATAAGTAGCTGTATCGCAGAAGAACATCATTGATTTTGAGTTATTATAACGAGGGTCTATTAATTGGCTTAAATCCTCTAAGAAATCATCTTGCTTCTTAGTGTCTAAGTTCATATTAAACAAGTTACCGTTATTAAGAACATAATCCACAGCACCTTGTGTTGAGTAGTATGTGCTACCACCTACACCAGTGTATGAACCAGCTTTACCAAATAAAGCAGTTTGCTCTATTTCGTATTTATGCTCTACTAACTTGTCTCTCCATAATCTAGCCCATTCATTTGGCTCGTATTTTAGAGCTGTTGCTCTTGCAGTATTAGTCATACCAAATTCAGTTCTAAAGATTTGAGTATATCCAAATCCAGTACTGTATGGCTGGTCACTCCAATTTTCTTCCATTAGAGTTGAACCTTCTTCATAACTAGTACCTACAACGTATGAACGTCTATTTTCTAGAGTGTTTGAAATTGAAACACCAGCTACTCCGCCATCTTCACCAGTTAATGATGCGGCAACTATTTCAGCGCCATTAGCATCATATGTAGTTAAGAATGCAGTTGCTGGAAATTCATTGATAACTCTCACAAGTATTCTTGAACATTCGTACCATTTTGTAGCGTCTGGTGATGATAAAGCAGCATATTCTGCTATTGTTTTAAAATCACCAACTGTACAACTAGCGTCAGCGACTGCACAAACAGAACCTTGCACAACTTCTTCAACTTGGAACATACCGTATCCAGCCATTTCTCCACCCGCAGTAGCTGAGTAATTAACTTTAATTACTTGCTTTTTAAGGTAGAACTCTGGTCTAGTACCAGCTGCACCAATTGATTTGCCAGTTTGGCCTACTATGTTTTGAATGTTACCTTGTGATGCATAATCAGTAGCCATATACAAATACTTTGCAGCATTTGCTGTATGGTCGTCTGCTAAAGCTCCAGTTCCACCACTTGCTATGTTTGTCACAACAGTTGCAGAACCATCACCTAAACAGTATCCGTACCTTTTATGCCAAGATTGTCTCTTTTCAGTATATTTGAATTGAGGGTCATCGGTTGGTTTTTTACCTATTTTAGAAACTAATCTAAAAAACGGTGTTTGGTCAATTGATAACTCTGTGAACTTTTCACTAAAGTTATATTTTCTACGCATTTCACCAGTATTGGGTGAACCACCATCAATATTAGTTACATTGCTTAGATTTCTTTGACCACTATATGATAATGTGGACATATCGTCTCTCCTTGCCCTTTAAGGGCTGTTTTGTTTTATGTTAAGTTGCTTAACTTATAGACGATATGTAATGTATGTCTACGAGTCAAACAGAGTTTCAGTACTATCGAGACTTTTCAACGCACTAAAGATTTTATCATCTTCAGTTATATCCATACTTGTGTCCATAGAGCCAACTCCGCTTGCAGTAGGTGGAGCATTTTTACGAGCTTGATTCATTTGCTTTCTAATGTTAGCTTTTGTCCCTTTTGCTACATTCTTTTTAACTTCAGCGCCATTAAGTATTAAATTAATGTCATCATAGTTAATAGTATGTTGGGAAGCTTTATCCATCATAATAGCAAAATCTTCTTTGCTCATATTATTTTGTTTTCTCCAAGCTTCTGCTTCAGCTGCATTTTGCCTTTTTGAGTTTTCAGATGCTATAGTATTATTAACTCTAGCTTCTGTTTGTGCAACACGCTGCTGTACAGCTTTGTCTATGTAAGCATCAAAAACTTTAGCAGAATCTGAATTAGGGTTACCTAATGCTTCGTCAGCATCAAAAACGAAATCTTCTGGTAATTTAAAAGCTTCTTTAACACTTGTAGGTTTTCCACCACCTTGAAGATGGTCTCTAACTTTATCTACTAATGTTGGGTCTTTTTTCATTACATCAATAATTGCGTCATATTGCCCTAAATCATCAACTTTTGCTTTTAGTTGTTGTGCTTCTCTAGAAGAGTCACTATATCTCTTCTTGTATGGATTCGTATCAGAATCCCAATCAATTCCACCATTTACAGCGGAGTCCTCATTGACAACAGTACCGGGGTCGATAGTCTGTTGCACTTCGGGAGTTACCTCATTCTGTTTATTCGTTTTGGAATTTTCTTGCGTGGTGTCATCAAAAACAACACCATTTACTTCTTTTTCTAAATCATCAAAAAAATTACCAGAGTCATCCATTACTGAATCAGCTACTTCATCAAAGAAGTTGTTATCTTCAGTATTGTTTGAGTTGCCAGTCGTTTCTTCCATTATTGTTCCTCTTTGTTTAAAAATATAATTCTTCTAATTTAACTATTTTCCTCTGAATTTTCCAAAGGTTTATTTTGCATTTGTGTCTTTCTTTGTTGCAATAGTTCTTTTTCGTGATTTTTGTTAGCTTCTTTAAGCTGCCTATTATATGCGTCTTGGTTTGCTTTGTTTACTGCAGCATCACCTCTAAGTCTAGCGCTTGTATCTGTAAGTTTTTTACGCATATCGTGTTCAACTTGTCTAACTTTATCTTTAATTCCAGCTTGTACTAATTGTCTTTCTAATGTTTCTACTGCACCAGTTTGATTTTTCAATTGTTCCTCCAAGTCTGCTATTTGACCTTGTAATTGAGAATATAATGATTTTCTTTCTGCAATTTTTTCTTTATTCTTAATATCTGTTTCAGCTAATACAGCCAAATCATCTACAACGCCTAATTGTAACATTTCTTTAAGCTCACCTAAATATGCCCATCTGTTAACTGGCAAACTGTTACCAGCAATAATTCTAACATCAAATCTTGCGTTGGCATAGTCATTAAATAAACCTATCTGCTCTCCAAAATCGTTATACATAGGTACATTTATTTCTGTTTGTTTTTCATCTTGTAATGCATTTGGCTGCACTATTCTAAATACTTTTTGAATTTGATAGGTAGCTTGAGCATAGTCTTTAACAACATTTCCTAAATGTTCTAAAGCCATTTTAATATAACCTTCTACCCATTGCTTTACTCTTCTAGTTCCATACTCATCGTTTGCAAGTAAACCTTTATATGTATCGTGTTGAGCTTGCATATCTCCTTGCTGCGATGAATATATACCAGCTAAATATTCCATATCGCCCTTACCCATTTGAATCATATTAACAAAGGCTGATGACAGTTGTGCTGGTTGAACCTCTTTAGGATATTCATAACCATTGTTTACTGGTAATAAAGCACCGGGAGCAGAGGCAAATTTTTCCCAATAATCAGTATCCACACTACCATCTTGATATATCCATCTTAAAGATGAACCTAAAGATGCATTATGTATCATTAATTGGTGAGCCTTATTTAACTCCATTTGCTTTCCTACTAAAGGAGATACTGCCGATAGTGGGTAAGGTGTTCCCGTCCATTTGTAGTTAAAAGGCACTATAGGGTAATCTGTTCCCGGTAAAAATTGTTCGTATATTAATTGGTCACCTATACATAGTGTTAACTTAATTTTACTTTCAAAAAACTTATCTTGTGAAATAATTTTATTTTTCAACTCACCTTTCATAAGGATGTTAAATTCTTCTTTAGTAAAAATCTTATTAACAGTTTCGCTAGCCTTTTCCATCATTTCTTGATTTATTTGTTCTTTAGCTGCTTCTAACTGTTGCTCCATTGTTTGTTGTGCTTTAGCTATTTCTAGCTCTGCTCTTTCTGGAATAATTTGTTGAGCTTCAGCTTGTTGTTGTATTTGTAGTATTTGTTCTTTAAGGCTAACTTCTAATTCTTTTCTTTGTGCAACTAAGGCTTGGTCTGCTTCTCTTCCCATAACAGCAATTTCTTCATCAGATGGCTCTATTCTGTAAGTCACATTATAGTATTCTAAAGATACCTTTTCGTACAACTCATAATAATCAATCATTAACTCATCTTCACCAAGAGGGCTAAAGTTTTCATTTATATCTTTATATTGAAAATCATTACTTGCTGCTTTTTCTGTTAAGCTCATATGATTAGGATATTGAGAATTGGCTTTTTTAATTTTGTTTTCAGCTTCTGGTATTATATTAATAAGCTGTTGTCTAGGTAGAATTTTTTGTATCATAATAAACCCAGCATCTCTAAATAAAGGGTCTCTAGATTGAGGGTCAACAAAAACATCAAAAGGTTCTAAACATCTAAGTTTTACTTCACCTAACCCTTGGTCATCATTAGGGTCTACATAAACTTGCATATAACCTAAACCTTTTGTGCAAGCGTCTTGTACGACTTGATGCATAATTGATTTACCGTGACTTCTATGCCAAATATAATCAGCTATATCGTTATGTACTGCAGCCATTGTAGAATCAGAACCTTCAACGCCAACTGCTTGCCATCTAGGGTCATTTGCTGTAGCATAAAATACCAACATTTCTACTATTGGGATTATCCTATTAATAGTAAATGTAGGCATACCTTGGTCAGACAAAGCTTTTTCTTCTTCAGCTGACATTTGATTATCTAAAAAATAATCGTGTCCTTTTTGATTTGCTGCTTCCCAAGATTGTCTGTTTTGACCATTTAGTCTTAAAAATAAATTGTGTATTTCTTCAGCTCTTTTATTCTTAGTTGCCATTACCACTTAACCTTATCTGCCCAATATGCTGCGGACAATTTTCCTTTTTTAATATTTTTAGCGTGTCTTGCTTTAAATGATTTTCTTCTAGCTGTTTGTTTTTTAGCTTCACCTTTTTTAGGCTTACCAGCTGTTTTAACACCTTGCTGTCCAAATCTTATAGTTTTAATTTTGTCTCCTACTTTTGCAACTACTATATGTGATTTTGTTTTATGTCCGGGAGTTCTTTTAGGTTTATTGTAACCAGAAACACCAGCTCTTTTTAATCTAGCATCTTTTGTTTTTGCAGCCATTATTTTTTCCTTTTGACTATTTTTTTAACTTTTCCGTTATGTGTTCGTGCAAACTTATGTTTTTTAGTTTCTCTTATAAGTGTACCGTAGTACTTTTTGCCACCAAACATCCAACTTACTTTTTTAGCCATATTTGTCCTTTATTACAGATAATAATATAATAAATTTTAGGCAATAACCCAAGACTTAGGTTTTTTATATTTAGTTTTATTGTAACTACCGTCTGAATATTCACCTTCTTTTGGTGTTACTACATATTTGACAGCGTATGCTAATGCATCTATAGTGTCATCGTGACCCATTCTAGGCCCAAATGTTGTGATTTCGTGCTGCAAGTCATACATTTCTTTTTTGAGATGTACACTTCCTATAATAATTCTTTGACCCAATACCTCTTGAATCCTATCTCTTTTGCTCATTCTGGTTCCCGGCTTCTCTTCTTTAAAGTGTATAGAGAAATCGTTTCTCCTTCGCATTTCGGATATCAGTGCTTGAAAAACTGGTCTTGACATTGTAGTGTCTTCTATTGTATGCAGTTTAGGATGATATATCTTTTGATAATCAAACATATAATCTACTATACCTTTCTTATTTTCACCCGGGATTCCAAGCACCGGGATACCACGATTTCTGATGTAATCAAGGACATATATGTTTGCATCTTTATCTATGGCTATATAAACAAGAACATTAAAATCACTATCTCTCCGCTCCGAATCGGTAGCTGGGTCGACACCACAATATACGTTAACTGCAACTTTTTTCCCATCAATATTTAAAGTTCCCATTTCATTTTGCTCATCCCACTCGTACTTTCCATCCCAATATTTTATATGCGCTAGTGTAAAAATAGAATCCTCAGCAGACTGAACCTCCATATGATATTCTTGCCAATACTTTTGAGGTTGCCCAGAATCTGCATAAAACTTCTTTTTTGCTTCTAGTTTATCCACTCCAAACCAACTATCCCACAATGCTGTTCCGTTGTCTAATAACGCTTTATATAATACCAATTCCCACGAGAAATCACTTCCATCAGCTTTCGCACGCCCGTAATTAATGATGAGATTATTAATGAAGCTATCAAAATGAACTGGAGTACCATTAATGCGAAGACGTCCGTCAAGAGGTTCAAGAGCGGGATGCACAACCGCAGTAACCATATTAGAGTTTTTCGCCCTACTTTCTGGAGTGATGGTATTGTTTTCGTCTTCAAAGTCGTCAAGTACAATGAGGTCATATCTTTTGTGTAGCTTTGCACCCCCTCTAATACCCGAGATGTTTGATTTACTAATGAGTTTACATCCATTTTTTAGCTCTATATCTGTTTCTGTCCATTTCATCCCCTTTTGTGGTCCAAAGTAATATTGGATTTTATCGTTAAATTCCATATGGTATTTTATATAATCCATATTTCCAGTAGATAGCTTTGCAGTTGCAGAGACCCATCCATAGAACAATGGTTCTTTAGCAAACAAAAATGCGTGCATAATATCACATTTTGTTAAAACCGTCTTACCGTGTCCCCTTGGCATAATAATGGCTAAATTGCGGTGTTTATAGACCCCATCGCTATCTTTTTCAAATATCTTATCTGCTATTTCGTAATGAAAGAAAGGTGTTTCACTACGCATAAAATCATCTGGTAGAAATAGTTTACCAAATGCTATTAAATCATTTTTAGCTAGAAGTAGTGCTTCTTCCGCAGCGCTTACATTCTGGCTGTTTATATTCACATTGAACTTTTGTTCCATTTAATATACCCTCTGCTTTAGTATATACTGGTGGATTAGAATAGCTACTTGTCCAGTAGTTTTGTGGTATCGTTATTATTCCCTTTAATTTCTTGTCTTTGGACACCTTCTATCTCCTCTGGCGAGAATCCTTGGAATACACCTCTCACCTCTGTTACTTGTTTTTGTTTAACTACACCAAACGCATCCCATAGCATATTAAGTGCTTTTAATCTATCTGAATCGTTTTTGCCGCCATCTACAACTTCTTTGCACGCACCTATTAAATAGTCTAGGTCTACGCCTTTAGCTGCAAATACATCCTTTAAATCTTCATCCATAAGCTTTTGTATCCTTTTTGTTTTGATAAGTATAGCAGCTTTCTTTTTAGCCTCCGTGACATTATCTGTGTTATATACTTCTAGATATGCCTTATATGGTTCTTCGCCATACTTAAGTCTTTTAGCAAACATTATTTCGAGCTTGGTAGGATTCTTTCTATCCTTTAAGGTATCATACCAGTTCTTGCCATTCAGAGAATATATATTCCCTTTCCTTATACCCCGTAGGGTCGATTTTTTTGCTATTTTTACAGTCCCAGCTGCAGTGAACATAAGTTCATCTCTACCGGCTTTATATCTACGCAATACTTGAATTACCTTACTATCGTCTGTCTTTACCCAATCACCTTTGCGAGCATCCCGCCAGTCGTCCAAGTACTGTATGTACTCTGGAACTTCTGATACATTATATACCTTATGCTCTTTTCCTTTAACTTCGTAAGTTTCCAAATAATATACCTTTTCGTTAACTTTAATTTAATTCAGTAAAAAGAATTTTACAACACTATTCTAGTACTGTATCCTATTCCTTTACTTATACTTATTCTTTTTCTTATTCTTACACTGTGTAGCCACACTGTTAATATCCATAGTGAGCTTTTAAAAATATAGGCAAAATAATGCATACCCATAGTTTTTATAGCCGCCCCCCAATTCTTGTTTTTTGGCTGCGGAATTGGGTTAACTTTGATTTATCTCGAATTTTTCTCCTCGGAAGCTGCCCCTATCCCCTATGCATACACTGTGTGCCACTGTTCTGCCACTGTGCCGCCACAGATACCACCAGTATAGGCCTATAAGTGGTGTCAAGCTTTATTTTATATGGTACTGTCAAGCATTATTTAACACCACATACATTTGCTTGCTATCATTCATCCAAATACTTTATATATAAGGTATGCATTGTACACCCTATAGTACACCATAGCACCACTGTGCTGCTGTACCCACTGTACCTACAATACCTCACAGCACCGGCATATAAGGTATTATATATATATACTGTAGTAGTATTATGTTTGCCCCGCATTTGGCCACATATATATTATATATAGTGCTGTGCTGCTGTGCTGCTGCTACCATATATATATGCTATTATATACTATATATACTCTGATATCACTGTGCTGCCAGTCTGATTATATAATTATTTTATATACTGTTCTCCTCTATAACTACACATTAATGATACAAATAATACAAATAGTACTTGTTTAATTCATTTATTATTTTTAATATTAGGGAGCTTAATTATAATTGCTTTTTGAAATAACGCTTTGAGCGGCGGCCAACACCACGAGACTGACAGTGGTGCCACCTTGAATGCAGTAGGTGCTTAGACCGAGGTAACATACAATAGAATTGATTACCTCGCTTCCTAGCAGAGTGAGAGCCTACAGTGGATGAAAGGCAGATAATAAGGACAGTGACAAGTAGCGGTATCTGTGGGGACAGTAGCATAAGACAATATCACCATACAATAGAATTGAGTGATACAATAAATGTGAGTTGCCCCTTAATGTAATCTAGGATAACTAGCCTAGAGTTTACAGTGCTGACTTCCGGCTGTTAGGAGCTTGGCGGCTCCATCCCTTTAGGATAATAACCATAATAATTGTTGCCCAGTAATATTGGAACGAGAGAATCAAAACTTGGCTGGTTCGAACCCAGCACTGGGTGCTAGAGTAATAAATAATGATAACATAAACTAGGAGCTAATATGGCAATATGCTATTCAACTGACCCAATTCAAATGGGTAAAATAAGAAAAAACAGACCTAAATACAGACCTACAGACAAGCAGAAGTTAGACTGGTCTATAGATGACTGTAGACAGTTTGGAGCTGACTATCAATTCCGAGCTGAAACCAATAAAATAAAAGGGCGGTTTGACCAAAACCACCACGATGAGTAATTAACATAAATAAATAATAAAATAGGAGCTATGAAAGCTATGACTAAAGCTAAAAAAACAGAAATAAAAAACGATTTATCAGCAGTAGAGAAGAAAGTACAAGAGCTAGTACTTGCCGGCTTAGACAAGGGCGAATTAATGTGGCAAAAGCCTTGGGCTGGTGGCGGTGGTATGTTACCTATAAACCACTTGACCAAGAGAGCATTTCAAGGTGCTAATTTATACCTTTCATTTGTAGCCCAATCTGAGGGTTATGAGCATAACGAATGGTTAACATTAAACCAAATCTTAACTAAAATGGGACTTACTAAGAAGAGAATGGGTAAGGCGTTTTGGTTTGAAGATAAAGATGGTAATAAGTCTAAATGGTATGATGTCATCAAGAAGAGAGAAGATGGTGAAAAGCAGAAGTGTTACCCAGTTGAGTTCTGGACTATCAATTACAGAGAGCGTGAGACTGGTAAATATTTCACCGCTGCAATGTTTAAAAAAGCTATCGAAGCTGGTACTCATACTGAAGAGGATTTCAGAAAATGGTGGGCATTAGGTAAGACGCATTATGTTTACAATGTGGCTCAGACTATGCTACCTCAGCCTAAGGTTAAGAAAACTAAATATAGAACCACTGGAGCTGAAAAGGTTGTAGCATCTGTGCTTGATGGATATAAGAAGTCACCTAAGGTTAATATTATAAAGAGTGACAGAGCTTTTTACAGCCCATCACAAGACTCAGTGACTTGTCCTACAGCAGCTCAACACAAAGCTAAATACAATGGCACTGGACAGTTTCACTTTGCTAGTACTATGTTCCACGAGCTAGTGCATTCTACTGGACACAAAAATAGATTAAATAGAGAGGGTGTAGTTAATCTAAATATGTTCGGTGACCACAGCTATGCTAAAGAAGAGCTAGTTGCAGAGTCTGGCAGCTGTATGTTAATGCAGTATCATAACCTAGATTGTTCATCTACTGTTAAGAATACTCAAGCATACATCAAGAGCTGGAACAAAACACTAAAAGCTGACCCTAAGATGATAACTCAAGCTTTAAGAGAGTCATCAAGAGCAGTGATGCACATACTAGGTGCTTAATTAACTAATAATAATCGAGGGGATGCACAAAGCGTCCCCTCTTACCGGCCAGTGGCCAAGGAGCTAAAAAATGTTTAATATCGATGAAGTAGTAACTCAATGTATGAATTTAATAACTGACCTATGTATCCCTAATGAGATGTCTAATTTGACAAATGTAGAGAGTATTGTATTTAATGCCGCAGCATATCACAAAGAGTCTAAAATGGGTGATGGTAGCGGTTTCTTTACAGAGCAAGATGTATCAGTAGCATTCAGTGAATGTATAGACCAGCTTAACCTAAAGTATAAACCTTATTATGCACCGGTTAGTATGGTAGCTATGGCTGAGAGTATTTTATTCCCACCAACTGGACAAGGGGCTTAAGATGATACAAATGATGAAAAAGATTAGCCAAACTGCTAAAATCTCAGCAGATAAAACTAAAGAGATTGATGAATTAAAAAGAAAAATAGAATGCCTAGAAGATGATGTAACCAACTATCAATTGCTATTAAAAAGACAGTGTGATGAGTATGGCAATGGTGTTACCAATTCTGGAACATCTTATGACCACTGGAGTGACTGTGATGCCAATTGTCAAAGCTGCGGTGAAAGTGGTACTAACTGGTGGGTATTTGATGGTGGATTATCTGATAGACAGATTATAAACAGATTAAAGAAATTAAATATCATAGAAGATACTGATAGAGGTGCCTATGATGATAATGATTGGGACTGTTCTGGTCAATGTATGATAGAACCACCTATTATCAAAAAAAGAACTGCCAGAAGAGTTTTAGTGACTCAAGGATGGGGGTTAGATATATGAAATTTATCCACAACAAACCACATCTAATAGAGAATAAGTGTGAGACTATTTATTATACTGATGGTGTTAAGATAGCGAAAGAGCTAAAGATGACTTGCTTGATGCCAAAGTATAAGAATGCTATAGGACTTGCCCACAATCAAGTTGGAGGTAATAAAAGAGTATTTGTAGCTAAGATTAATGGTGTCTGGAAGAGCTTTATTAATCCTACTATTACCGCCAAATCTAAAGAAACTTACAGCACTGTTGAGGGCTGTATGACTTTCCCTAATAAGCCTAATAAAGTTGATAGGCATACTTGGGTAGAGGTTGAGCATCAAATCAATGCCAGAAATAGCAATAATGGAGATATGTTTATTACTGAAAGATTTGAGGGCTATGAAGCAACAATAATACAACACGAATGCGACCACTTGAATGGCATTCATATTCATAATAAATAACCGGCCAGTGGCCAAGGAGCTAAGATGGAATTTAAGATAATTGTAATACACAGTAAATGGATATATATACAGCACATCCCAACAGCGACCTATTTTACTATAGAGTCTGCTGAAAATACTATGTCCCCTAAAGACTTTCCCCACTCTACATATACTCTAATCAGCTGCCCAGTTGATGAGACCCCAGAGTCTTCTGAGTGCTGGAATGAAGTAGAAGATATATCAGAGCTTTCAATAGGTGATATTGCCTATATGAACATTCTTTTAAAGAGACTATTTAGAAGAGAAATATTAATCGATAACCAATCAATTGGACAGCGTGGCGTGTCCTTGACTTACTAGGAGGAGCTATGGAACGAGTAATAAAAGCCTTAGGTAAACTAAGGGATGAGTTAGTATCATCAGCAAAATACACTACAATACCAGACCACTA